TCAAATATTTTTCTCCAACATGTATCTGAGGTATATTCTGTACATTCTATGAAGATTGGGTATATTATTTCTTTTTTACCAACCATCTTTATTTTATCGGGTTTTCTTTTTAGGCTAAATAGATATTTTACAAAAAACTTTATATAGTACATATTTAAAAAGTAAAGATAGTGTACAATAAAAAATGGAAAAAGAAATAGAAAACGAATATGATATCATATCGTTATTTTCAGAAAGTTCAAATGAAAGTTCAAATGAAAGTTCAAATGAAACCACCTTATCAATTGATGAATCTCATTTGATAACCCCTCAAAATACAAAGTTGCTCATGGGGAATATAGAAAATGTTTCTAAAAAAAATGGTAAAAATATACTATATAAAAAAAGATTAATTAATAACAAATCAACTTTAGATATATATAAAAAAGATTGTATTATACCTGTTATTACTGGATTATGGGCTTTAACTGTATATAAAATATTAACTTCTACTTCATAAAATATTTTAATTATCATTGCTAATGATAATTAAAATAAATTAAATAGATATTTTTGGTAATTTTTTCTTAATGTCATCAGATATTAATTTATAACATTCTCTAGCTATATCTACTCTTTTAGTATCTTTTGTATTCAAATAAGTTTGTATTAATATATCATCTCTATGTTTTTTTCTTTCTACTTCTATTTCATATGGATCTTTACTTTTTGAATCAAAAGTATCATTAATTGTGTTTTCTAAAGAGTCTAATATTTCTCTCATTGATCCTCTAATTGCTAATTTATAAGTTTTTGTATTTTTTGTCTTATTTTTTGATATATAATTTTTTATAGATGAGTAATCGTTATGTTCTATATTATTTTCAGAATATTTTTTTGTTATTTTATTATTATCTTCAGAAGATAGTGAAGACACTGAAGATTTTTTATTATCTTCTAAAGACACTGAAGATTTTTTATTTAATAATTCTATATTTTCTTTTGTTAATTTATTATTATTTTTATAAGTATAATCATATTGATCAGAACTTGATAAATGATCATAGCTATCTTCTCTCTGTCTATCTCCATCTTCTCTATGTCTATCTCTATCTTCTCTATGTCTATCTATGTGTCTATCCGAGTGTCTATCTATGTGTCTATCCGAGTGTCTATCTGAGTATCTATCTCTGTATCTATCTCTCTGTCTATCTCTATCATCTGAGTGTCTATCTCTGTGTCTATCCGAGTGTCTATCTCTATGTCTATCCGAGTGTCTATCCGAGTGTCTATCTCTATGTCTATCTCTCTGTCTATCTCTATGTCTATCTCTCTGTCTATCTCTATGTCTATCTCTCTGTCTATCTCTATGTCTATCTCTATCATCTGATTGTCTATCTCTATCATCTGATTGTCTATCTCTATCATCTGATTGTCTATCTCTATCATCTGATTGTCTATGTTTATCTTTTTCTGTTTTTGATAAAATTTGAGTGGTAGATGAATCTCTATAATTAGGATTTCTAATACGTGGTTTTACTGTTTTAGAGTTTGAAACGATATCATCCATAATAGAAATAACATCGTCGTTATTATTAGATGTTTGCTTATGATTATTATTATATTTGTTTGAAACTTCCTCTATTAATTTATCTAATTCAGACATTTACAAATATAAAAAGAAATCTTTAAATATAATTACAAGCATTTTTTCCATCCTATAACAGAACAAGCTATTCTACCGCCTGCGTTCCCAGTTATAAGAGAAGTTTTATTATCTCCTAGACCTAAATCATCTATTCCGTCATGAATTACGACGCTTCTACCTAGTATAGACAATAAAGGATTTGATAAAGATAATTTTGGATCCTTATAAAAAAAATCAAATCTACCATTTTTATCAAACTGTAAATTTCCTATAAGATCACCTGCATGAGATGGTCTTGAGGTATCAAAAGTATAACCGTGATAAGTATTATGAGGATTCCAATGAGGACCTAATGATTCACAACCATTTGAAGTATCACCAAACTCGTGAATATGACAAGCTAATTTTTTATTTTTTAAAGAATTTGAAAACAAAGAGAATATCACAGATACAGAGGGGTGTTCAGAAAAATCATTAAAAGATTTTGAATAAAAATTATGGGAAGAATTTAGGGAACATTGATGAAATATTATACTTCCAGAAATTTCTCCTTTAAAATAAGCTATAGCTTCTAAGCACATCTTTTAATATCTAAAGAAGAAATTAAAAGTAAAATAATAATGATTAAAAACGAAAATGAATATTTATTAGAAAGAGGGAATTTATCTACGACCGCGCAGCGGCCGGATACTCCCCGAGCGACTACTCCCCGAGCGACTACTCCCCGAGCGAGCTCGGCTCGTGAGGGATCGGCTCGTGAGGGATCGGCTCGTGAGGAAAGCTCGTCTCGTGAGGAAAGCTCGTCTCGTGAGGAAAGAGTATCTCCGCAAGAGGAACTTGTTCCGAGAGTATGGGAATATTTTAATATTAAAGTTCTTACGATAGAGACGGGAGATAAAAAAAGAATCCGAGAAGAGTTGAACAAAGTAGGAATAAAGAATAGTAAAATCAATATTTTTAAAGGAGCTAAAAAAAGAAAAAACGATGGTAAAAAAAATTTGACACTAGTAGATATATTTAAGCATTCGCATTACGATGAAACGTCTATTAATCTTACGAGTAATCATATAAAAATAATAGATAACGCCTATAAAAGAAAATTAGAGAATATTTTAATATTTGAAGATGATTTTGTATTTATTAATTTTGATATAAAAAAACTTGAAAGAATAGTTGAATGGTTAAAAAGTAATGAATGGGATGTTTTTTATTTTGGTCAGTGTGGGTGGCCTATATTTCTTAGTATACCTATAAAAAAAGATATAGTAAAAGTATTTACTCCTTTAATGGCTCATTCGTATGTACTTAGCAGAGAAGGTATGCGAAAAGTTTTAGAGTATTATAATGGTAATGAAATGTTACATTTTGATAAACTATTGTGTAATGCGACGAAAAATAAGTATGCTAGTTTTCCTTCTATGGTACATCAAAATGTAGCTCCAGCTTTATATAGTAAAGCGTTAAGAAAGATGAATTTACCACATATAGATCATATAAAATTTTTTACTTTTACGGATTATTTTTCCATAAGTATTTTTATGGTACTTGTCATGGTTTTAATATTTTTGACAAAAAAAATATTAATTAGAAAAAAATAACTTATAAAAAATATCTATATTATAATAAAAATTAAACAATGAGTACATTCTTAACACTTCATTCAAAGAAGGCACTCTTTACACATGGCAATCTTACCGCCAAATCCAGTGGTGAGAATTCTGTCGAACTTTTTAAAGTAGATGGAACAGATAGATCAGTTACAGTTACTAAAGATGCTGATACTATTTTTAAACAAAGTGATGGATCGACTGACTTATTAAAAATTCATCCAAGTGATGCTGATTCAGAATTAGCTAATAAAATCACATCACAAGCTGGAGTTATCATGAAAACTCTTGATGGAAGCAAAAATCTTTTATCTTTAGATGCATCAAACACTAAATCAAGCACAGATGCAGGTTTAACAACAAAAACAAATGTTAATTTACAAACCGAAGATGGTGAAGATTTACTTATTTTAGATGCGGTGTCAGACCTCAGTGTTACATCTTTACAAGCACCTTATCTTGAAATAACTAATCAGTTTAAAACTTCTGGTGAAACAGAATTAGACGGTGCAGTAAATATATCAGGAGTTACAACCGTTGATAATAAATTAAATGTTAACGGAACAATAGACATAAACGGAGGTGATCTTATTCTTGATGAAAATTCTCAATTAATTGTTGCAGGAGGTTCGGAACTTAATGTTATAGGAGATGAAGGTATCCATTGGTTTAATGGTGGATTAACTAATGTAAGTGGTGGTTATGCTCCTAGAATTACAATAGGCGGTGCTTCTGTAGCTGATTATACAGGAGACTATGTTAGAAAAACAGGTGTTAATGGCTTTGCATTACCTAAAGGCACCGGAACTAGAGTATTCAATCCATCTACCACTGTAGGTGAAAATATTGAAAGCGCTCCAGGAATATTATTCTATTTAGATGCCCAAGAACAATTAGACTTCGTAGATCACATTTTTTATGCAACTACTAAAGAAGACGATAATGGTGACTACGTTATTGATCATACTAAAGGAGAATATTACTGGAATAAGGACAAAGGAGCGTGTATATTTAAACAAAATATGGATTGGTTAGATTTAGTTGCTATCACTGTAGGTCAAAATATTACGCTTCATCAAGAAAAATGGCATACAATTTTGAGAGCCGGATTTAAAATGAATGGAACATATCAAAATACAAGACATTTCCGTAAAAATACAAGAACAAGATGGGTTATACTGAAAAACGCAGCTTGGGTTGGTGAAGATGAAATGCCTCAATTTAGCTATGATTCTAATACAAATACAAAAACAGATGGTTATTTTATACCAAGAAAAGCTACATTAGATACCAGTACAGAAACATTAACTGATATATTTAAAACTGGTTATATACCAAAAAATACTACTTTGGATACACTTTTCACCGCATCTAATCAGAATAGTACTGGTATTAATTTTGGTACTATTGTAGATAATCAAAATATTAAGAAATTTCATTTACCTCACTTTACAACTACAACTTTATATGATCAAGTAATTGATAATGATGCTATTACAGGAAATAGTGGTGATGCATATGTTTGGGATGCTGCATATACTTACGCATCCACTAGTGATTTCACAACTAATGTTAGTAATGCGGATGATTTTACTAGTCTTACATACCCAACAGAATATAATAACAAAGAGTACAATACATTAGTTACAATTCCTGATATAACAGCTCCAGTATTTGATTCTTCTGGGGGTCTTAACAATACCATACCTTATGCCCATTATTTGACAACTACTGATACTAACAGCAATGGAGATACAATTTATGTTGATAATGGAGGCGTATATTTTGGTTACTTTTTAAAGAAATACAATTTAGGTTTAACTGTAGAAGAAACAGGTACAGGTACAAATATATACACAGTTAAAACAGTAGTTAATAATAATTACAGATATTACGAAGCTAGAATTCCTGCTGAAAATGAAATACAGCACTATAGATATTTTATTCATTGTACTGACGCTCTTGCCGACGTATTTGCAAGATTCGCTTTAGCTAACGCTTCTGGATCGTGGTCTGGTAATGGACAAGGTTGGTATACACTTAGTACAAGAGCTCCATTAAATGCTGGAGTTTCAGAAATATTAGGTGAATTTGATTTATCAACAGCAAACAGTCCAACTTTTAATGATGTAAATGCTCCTACAGGTAGTGATTCCGATTTAAGAGGAAATACTTCATCAAGATATGAAATTGGAGGAAAAGAAACTAAAATCATTCCTTTAACTGGTTTCTATCCCGACAGTAGTACACCAACACTTCATACGGATGTTTATTCTATTAACAACGACAGTCAATTAACTCCATACCGAGCAGATCACGAAGAAGGTAAAGTATTGGGAATGCATACCTTCGAAATAAATTGGGAGTCCCACCCCCTAAACAGTTCCAGTAATGTAACAGGTCAATATCATACTGGATGGGGATATCCTTTCCTTTCTAATGGTGGAGATGTTACTTTATCTAATTTAAGTGTAAGAGGTAATATGGCTGCGTTAGGTAATTCTTATATTAAGAATTTTTATGCCGGTACAGCAGGAGACAATACAGCACCACCTCTTCTTGTAACAAATTTAGGTACATCTTTAGCAACAACACCATTAAATTATTACCATAACAGTGATGATCAAACTAATAGCACTCCTGCACCTTTCCTTACTATTGATGCAGCTGATAAAATGTTAGAATTAAAAAATGAAGCTAAATTAGATGTTCAAACAGACGATGATTCCAGTAGTAGTACCACTGGTGCTGTTGTAGTAGCTGGTGGTGTTGGTATTGCAAAGAAATTAAACGTTGGAAGCGATTCACATGTAGAAGGTGATTTAACCGTTACTGGAGCTACAACTATTAAAGGTACATTAGGTGTTACAGCAGCTACAACTTTAGACAGTACTTTAGGTGTTAGTGGAGTTACAACTATAAGTAGTACTGCACAAGCGGACGGTGCTGGAATTGGTGCTCTTTTAGTATCTGGTGGTGTTGAGATTGCAAAGAAATTATACGTTGGAGAAGCTACAACTTTATCAAGTAATTTAGGTGTTACAGGAAACTCAACTTTAAATGGTACTTTAGGTGTTACTGGAGTTACAACTATAAGTAATGAAACGGATGTAAGTGGTCAAAATTTAACACAAGGTGCTCTTGTAGTATCCGGTGGTGTTGCAATTACAAAGAAATTAAACGTTGGAAGCGATACACATGTAGAAGGTGATTTAACCGTTACTGGGGGTACAACTGTTGCAGGCACATTAGGTGTTACAGGAAACTCAACTTTAAATGGTACTTTAGGTGTTACTGGAGTTACAACTATAAGTAATGAAACGGATGTAAGTGGTCAAAATTTAACACAAGGTGCTCTTGTAGTATCCGGTGGTGTTGCAATTACAAAGAAATTAAACGTTGGAAGCGATGCACATGTAGAAGGTGATTTAACCGTTACTGGGGGTACAACTGTTGAAGGCGCATTAGGTGTTACAGGAAACTCAACTTTAAATGGTACTTTAGGTGTCGTTGGAGTTACAAGTTTAAGCAATGAGTTAAATGTACAAAGTGGTGCTTTAAAAGTACCAAACAGTACTGGATCAATTACTATGACTCGTGATTTATTACTTTCAAGTAATAAAATTACCTGTCAAAATATTGAAGTCAAGGGAACAATGACAACTATCAATACCGAAGAAATTAATATTAAGGATAATCACATTTTACTTAATAGCACTCATACTGGTACTAGTGATCAAGATTCTGGTATAGTATCTGTTGCTAAAGCAAGTAACACAATATTATGTACCATTGATAGTACTACAACCAACAAACTTGTAGAAGTAAATAGTGGCGATGTCACTGCTGCTAATTTTTCTACTGGTGATATTATTCTAGTTACATCTACGGCAACAAATGGTGATAATACTGATAAAAATAATGGCTTATATGTTGTACATAACCCTCAAGGAGTTGATGGTGCAGTTACAGTTAAAAATACTGGTATCAATAACATTGACTTCTGTCGTGAAGGTCCTTTTGATGCCACAGTCGCTGGATCGACACAATATAATGTCAGCAAAGTAAGTGTTCATCATATGTATTTCGATACAGATAGTACAAACGGTAATAGTATTAAATATGGTTACGGTGAGAAAGAAGCTGATTTTGAAGGTTACGGATATCTTGATTTAACACAAGGTGATGTTAGATCTTCATTTGAAGAAGCTAACTTAAACAGTGCTGATCATACACTTACTAAATCTATTACCAGAGTAACTCAAATTACTGGTAGTAATGAACTTAAGCTCCCTGGTCCAACGGATAGTGCATCAAAACTTGTTGATGGAACAACATACAAAGTTATTAACAGTACAACATCATCTGTTACAATTCGGGCAACTGGACAGGACGATCTTAACGGAGTTTCTACAAATATTGCAGTAGAATTAGGAGATGATTCAACATCACAAACTGTTGAATTATATCGTAATTCAACCATTACACTTACTTATGCCAATTGTCGTTGGTACGTCCTCTAGATTTAAAATTTTTTATATTTTTTTACAAAAAAATATAAGAATAAATATAATAAATATTATATTAAAAAATATAATATAAGATATAAATATGCCTCAAATAGAGATTGATAGATGTTATATACCATATTTAACATTGTTAGCAAGACAAAATGGAATAGAATTAAATGGTATAAATTTTGATGTATTAATAAATATTTTGAATATTGAAAACATACCATATAAAATTATAAATAATGTGTCTATGAATGAATATCCTTCTGATTCTACTGAACAACAAGAAGTTACAAGAGATAACAATGATCCCTCATTAGAAACTACAAATCACGTACAAGACGAACCTAATACAAATAATTCTATAAATGAACAAGTCTTGAGTAGTGGAGAACGCATAGAATCTTCGCAACAAGATCATATAGATAATGAAGATAGAAAACCCGATAAAAAAGAAGAAAATTCAAATTTTGAAAATAAAAGATTAAAAATAGTTATAAACAAAGATATTTTCAGAGGAAAAATATACAAAAGTACAGAAAATTGTTGTATATGTATAAATAATTTTGAAAAAGAGGATATGATAATTAGATTAAAATGTGATCATATATTTCATGAAAATTGTCTTTTAGATAGTATAAATTTTAGTAATTGTTGTCCTCTATGTAGAGATAATATTCAAATATATTATTAATTTTATTCTAATAAAATTAATAATAAAATATATTATTTACTTTCTATTTTTTAAAGATTTTCCAACTTTACGTTTAGGTTTTTCATCTAAAGTTTCTTGAACAAGATCTGGTAAATCATCTTCATCTTCATCTTCATCATCTTTATTAGTATCAACTTCAACAGGAGTAGGAGTAGGAGTAGGAGTATCTGTTAAAATACTAGAAAATTTACTTTTTTCCAAAAGAAGTTTTAAATAACCGTTTTCTTGTTGTAGTTTCACGAGTTCTATTTCATGTTGTAAATCCTTCTTTTCAAGTTGATGTGTTAGCTGAGCTTCTAAAGTTTTTCTATTTTCTTCTACCTTTTGATTAACTTCGGATTCTACATGATCCTTTTTATAAGTTGATTTGCTATTCATATTCTTGTATTCTTCTTCAGTAATAATTTTGTAACCTAATTTTACGGCTAATTCTTTTAACTTTTTATGAGTATAGTTTTCAAGATCTGTATCTAGTTTTTCCATTCTTGAAGTTAACCAAGCATCAAAAATTGGTTGAATTTTTTTATCTAAATTATCGGATGGCATTTATAAAATTAAATTAAAATCTTTAAATAATAATAAAGAATGAATAAAAAAATAGATAGTTCTGATATTATATCAGAACATAATAAGTTTCATCCAGAAAACATAGAATTTGATTATGATTTTGTTGAAGATTTTATTGAATATAAAAATAATGAAAAAATAATAGAAGAAAAATCCAATTACCTAAAAAAATTGATAACTTTGCCTAAAAAAATTTATGATTTTGTATTTTTTACAAATGAAATTTATCATTATTATGGATTTCTATATTTTATTTATCATTTGAGTAAAAATAGAATTTTTAAGAGTATATTATTAATCCCTTCTAGAAATGGAGTAATAATATGTTTATATATGATATTTTACTTTATGTTTTTATAAAATACAACCTATATTTAAACATTTGTTTCTATATAATCTTCATCGTCTTCTGACAAATCTTGTCTGTTATTCTCATTTGTCAAGTTTTGTTCTAATTCTTGACCATTAGATTTATAACACTTTTTATATACAATATATATTAAACAATTAACAGAAAAAGCAGAAAATACAAGACATACTATCCATAATAGTAAAGTTATATCAATCATTTATTAACATTAATGTATAATTCTATAAGTATTTTTATTAAAGATTTTTATCAATATAATCTATATCATTCATATTTACATACATATGAACTCTTCCTTTCCTTAAAAAAGAAGGATCTAATTTATCAATTTCTTCTTTTGATTTATTTGAACATAAGATAAGTATTAAATTTTTATAAATACCTATGTCTATATCGTCTAAAAAAGAATTCCAAGACGTTTTACTATCTACAAGTCTATCATAACGTTTATGTTCTGGAATACCTTCAACTATAGTATTTAAGAGTATATCAACTTCATCTATTACTAATACAAGAGGTTTTTTCTTAGAAGGATTTACGATATTATATAAAGAGTGTAAATAAGTATTTGGTTTTGATGGATTAAACTTGTCCATCAAACAAGCTTTCAAATTTTTTGATAAAAGTCTAGTTAGCATAGTTTTACCTGAACCGTATGTTCCTGATAAAAAAACTGTTAAACGTTTTGATTGATTATAATTTAATTTTATATCGTTTATTATTTTACTTTGATTTTTTCTAGGTTTATAGTATGAAAAATTTATATCTCTCATATCATAATCTGGAAAATCAAAACCACCTGATTTAAATATGATTCTATAACAGTTATCTTTTATAGGATCTACATCATCGCAATCATCGGAATCATCATCGTCGTCTTTTGGAATAATTAGTCTATAATCATTTACTATATTTTCATTAGAAGAAAGGGTATCTCCACAAGCGGATTCGTCGAGCAGAGCTTGCCTCTGCAAGAAGCTTGCTCCGACAGTAAGTAAAGGATTTATACGAGATTTTTTAACGAGATTATCCATCTCTATATTTTCAGATGTATTATTGTCAGACAAGCAGATATTGATAGTGCTCTTATTTAGAATATTATTTTTTATATTTTCAGAAGTTATTAAGATAAGTTCAGGGGATAAATCTTCGTATATATAAGCTATAAATTTTCTATTTAGAATAAGACCATAAGGTTTATTATTTTCATCTCTACTTGTAGAGAAACATTTTCTATGAGTATTTTGAAGGTATTTTATCTTTTCGTATGATTTTACCTTAAAAAATTTTATTGGAGTAAAGTTCATTAAAATAAGTAAAAGAGCCTCTAAATATTTTAGTATAGTATTTATGTTATTTGTGCAGTATATAATGATAGCGTAAATATAAGGATCCATATTTTAATAATGATTTGTTATATATTATATATAAAAAATCAAATCTTTATGATAAATTTTAAATAGGATCTACATAATTTTCATTATATCTATCTTTTGCAAACTTCCAATATTCAGGACAACCAAATCTAAATCTAGGATAAGCTTCATCCATATTAGGTGCTTTACAGTAAAAAACGCATTCTTTCCAATCATTTGACGTTGTTCTATTATGAATGTAAAGAGCAGTATATTCTGTAGTAACCTGATCCATTAATTGACAAAATATAGAAAAATCTGGAATAATACCTGCATAATTTTCATGAAGTCTTTTTCTATTCTTGATATTAGGTTCTCTAAATATAAAGACGCCATCAACACATGTTCTAATGGAAGGATCTACGTCCATAGAGTACTGAAGAGATAAAATATAGAGTAATTGAGCGTGTCTTCCTATTTTGTATAGTTTGTGTTGTATTTCAGAGTTTAATTCAGAAGGTTTATTTGTACAGTCATCAATAATGAGAGCAGCCCATTCATTTTTCAAATGTTGAATAGATAACATTTGTCTTTTCATACATTCTTCTATACTATCTTGATTGTAATTATTGTATACAAAAAGACTTGGAAAATATTTTTTAAAAGTATGATTTAGAGTTTCAGAACCACTCATAGCTATTCCTACAGGTATAAGATCTTTTTTACACCATAGTAGATATTTAATCATATTAGATTTACCTACACCTGGTTTTCCTATCATTACTAGACGAAATCCCTTTTCCTTTTTAGAAACTGTTTTTGGACTAGGATCTATAATATCAGGGTCAAACTCATTTATACTTACTGTTTGTGTAAGGTCGTTACTACTCATTTTTAATAATTATTTCTGGTTTTTAAGTTGTTATTAGAAAGGAAGTATATTAAAAGTGTTACTAGATACCTTTGGTAATGATCTTGTTAAAATTCTAACTTTTCTATTCTTATATTTTATTATATATTGACACGTATCTAAAGGAAACTCATCATTAACTTGTTGTAAATTTTTGAATATATAGGTTATTGAATCAACCATAACTAAATAAAACCCATACTCTTTAAAAAGTTCTCTTCTAACTTTATCAAACGGTAATAAAATACCACATTTATTCCAAAATGATCTGTCTCTTTTAGTTTCACCCCATTCTCCAAATGCAAAAACATCCCAACTCCAACAGTACCCATTTTCTGAATAAAAATTTCCTATATTATTAATTTCAACTATTGTTAAATTCATTCTTATAGAATAAAATACACAATTTTTTATTCTAGTATAAGCATCTTCATTTAGTTTTAAAAAATCATCATCTATAGTTTTGTTTAGTAATAGCTGTTTTTTTAAAGTTTCAGACTGTTTATCCGCATCATCTTTTTCAGGTATATCTATATCAAAAAATTTATAATAATATTCTCCTTCTTGCCATCCTTCATCTATGACAAAACTTATTAATTTATTTTTAATAGTTTGGTAAAGTTTTTTATTTTTTGAAATTATAGATATATTTTCGGATACTTTGTCAAATATTTCTATAATATTTTTTATTCGATCATTTTTTTGTGACAATTTTTTAAAATTGTCAATTTTTTCTTTCAAAAATAAAAAAATGTTAGTTTCATTATCATCTTTAAAATTGTTTTTAGAAATAATAACTTGCGTTTCAGTATCAATTGACTCCATATTTATATAAAATATTACTATAAAATATTTTACAAATCATTTTAAAAATATTTTATAGTAATAAATTTATTATATAATAATGGACGATACTCAACAAGTAAGCTTCTCTCAAGGAGCCTCTTGTGAAGAGTGTGCAATATGTTTAGAAGAGTTTACAATACAAAAAGTCAGAAATTTATCTTCTAGTATGTCTAAAGATAACTCAGAAAAGGAGTGCGATAGTGATAATGAAGAAGATGAGATAAAACCTTTAAATAAAAATATCCTAAAGACTAGTTGTAAACATTATTTTCACCGTAAATGTATTTACGAATGGGTAAAAAAAGAAGTATTTTGTCCTATATGTAGAAAAGAATTGGTAGAAACTATAAATATAGAAGATGAAAATTATTTAAAAATTATAGATTGTTGTCCAGACGTAAAGAATGTTTTATGGTGTATTGTTATTACATCTGATAAAAAAACAAACAGTGTTTATCATGAAAAAATTATGAATCCAAAATTATCTAATTTATTAAAAGATGTAGATTCATCTAGTTGTTCATCATCTACATCTAGTTGTTCATCATCTACATCTAGTTGTTCATCTCCATCAACAAGTTCTGAAAACTCTGTGAGAAGTGATAGCGAAATTTCCTCACGAAGATCCCTTTCGAGCCGATCCCTCACGAGCCAAGCTCGCTCGGGGAGTAGTCGCTCCGGACTTGTCCGGGGGAGATCAAGAATTATTGATGCTAATACAATACTAAGATTTGAAAACTCTATAACTATGGAGGAAATAAGAACTTACTATTCAAATAATAGTGCTATTAGAAGAATTCAAGATTCACAGATAAATGAAAATTTGGAAAATAATAACAGACAACCACGAAGAAGATTTTTTTTTAATATTTTTAGGTTTTTTAAAAAAAGAACATCTACACAAACTTCCCAAGAACAGGTTAATTCTAGAATATTTTTATAAAATTATTTTGTAATATATTACAAAATAATTTTATATTTATTTTTTTACAAATTCAATATACTTGTCAGCTACAACTTTGTATCTAGCGTATTTATTTTTATTGTCTTCTTTGGAATAATCTGTAGGTTCATCCGTACAAAACTCGTCGTATTGAGAATAACAAAGAAATTTTATATCGTCATAATAAGGTTTGTAAGATTGTCTTGACTTGATAAATTTTAAGAAATTCAAAAAATCAAGATACTTTGGTATAGTACCCCTAGCAGCATCTTTGTCGATAAAACTATATCGTCTGCGTAAGTCGTATATAGCAGCTTGTTTTGCCTTCGCTTCTACTTCTAAGTCAAACTCCAAACCCTGATTATACAGATCAATAAAACATTGAGGTAGTTGTTGAATAAAGTCGCTGTGATGGCCTATTCTTCCAGAGCCTTGATTAGAAACGTGCATTAGGGGTCTTCTGTTACCCCATGTTTTTAAAACTTCAGGTAAAATTTCATCCAGAGGAGTTTGTTGATCGTCGGGATAAATCTTGTTCCAGCACTCGTAGTGATGAGAATCAAAAATGACAGGTAGTTTATTACCTGAAGAGAATTCTATGATTTGACTTATTTCGACGACATCGTCGATACTATAACCACGTTCACAGTTTTCTAGAGCTAATCTTCTTCTGATCTTTTTTGGAAGAGTATGATATCTATCTATCCATCGTATGGTAGTAGCCTCTTTGTCGTTGTATCTACCACCACCATGAATGATCAAAATACCGTTGTCGTCAATACCCATGACATCTAAAATATCGGCATGATGTTCTAGATCCTGAACTGTTCGTGAAAACACGTCTTCGTCAGGAGAAGCTATTTGATTGTACTGACCAGGATGCATAAGAATACGCATGTCATATTTTTTTGCTAGATCGCCAGCTTTTTTGAGACCTTCGTGGGCAAAGTCAATAGTATATTTTTCTGTTGTTTTAGCATCTACAAATCTTGGAAAAATATCACTGCTTAGTCTAAAGCATTTGATTCCATGAAGATGATTGTACTCTATCATAAGGATAAGATCCCTGATATTTTTCAGAGCTTTTTCTTTTGCCACTTGGACTGTATAATTCTTGAGTTGACAAGTTCTTGAGTTGAATATAGGAGGATTTTGTTTTTGAAGAACTGTATTGATGCAGCAGAGACCGAGATTCATGTTCGTTTTGATATAACTGAAAAAATATAAAAAATTATATAAAAAATCATTTTATAATTTATAAGCTGTGCGGAAAGGCAAAGATATAAATTATAAAATAAAAAGTTTAAGATAAAGACAAGGGGAAGGGATCATTGCATTTAATACAATAATTTTCTGATTTATTAGTATCTATCTTCATTAATCTTGGTGGCGACGGATCGTATTTTTTTATTCTATCTTTGTACTCATCCATTGTTTCATTAGGATGTTTAAACCTGCATAATTTCAAAGGATTATTAATATGAATACATGTAGTACCAAAATAACAAGTAGATACGTAATTCTTGTTATCATCGCTATGTTTAAATAAACAAACCTTTCTTGGACAATTTAATCCTCTAATACTATAGATACATACTTTTGTATCTTTTACAGATTGATTTAATTTATTTCTACAAGATAGAGTATTAAAAGCATCAGCTCTTATTTGTTTTGGAGATTTTATCTTGATTTCACCATTTTTAATACTTCTTTTAGTACGTTTTGACAAAACCATTTCAAAACCGTCATCTTTGTTCATTGTAAGAACAAGAGGAGTATCATTGATAGCTGTTTTATATTTTAAACAACTATCAATATAATCTTTATTCTGTTTAGAATTATAATCATTATTATTATAGTTAATGGTATAATCTTCCATAATGGATCTATTCAGGAGTGAGACTGTCATCTCTAAAAATTATACCAGTTGATAAATTAAAATATTTTAAAAAATCATTTTAATTTAATTTATCTATTTTTGCGGAACTACTTTATTAGATTTTTTTTTCATAAAGTTACCAATAGTACCAAACAAACCTACGCTAGACAAACCAATACCAATCCATAAAAACAATGGATATCTATCATTGTATTTGAATCCCGTAGAATTAAAAGACGAACTGCCATTGAGATCTGTAGGTACGTCTGGAGCGTAACCAGGTAATGTAGTTTCGGTTTTGTCCCATGTTTGTTTGCCACGTAAAAAGACGTTGAAGCATGGAACAAAATCACCAGCGAACTTGACTATCACATCTCCTTCTTTACCATCATCGTCACTAGGAGTATCAGTATTTTCGGAGATAAATTTAATAGTTCCTTTGAAGTTATCAACTAACGGATCGTTCTGTTTCCATTCAGTATCACCCAAACGATACCATTTGGTATTTTGGGGGTTGATATATACGTCTCCTGTCAAAAAAGTAGATGTTTCGCTACGAGGATCTTTTTCACTTACTACAACCTTAGGCATACGTACAATCCGAGATTTATCTTGCTGTTTGGTGATTACTGGACAATCATCACGACTAGCATTAGTGTAAAATGTAGTTACTGGTTTATCCAAACGCTTAGCATTACCCTGGGAATCAATATCGAAACCTTTCCAATCATATGCATTGCAATTATCCATACCCATACAGGCTTTTTCAGCGTCAGCTGCGGTTGCGTAGTCAGTACTAGTGGATACAACTCGTGCTCTACAACGCAATTTACCTGGTTCAGGTTGAATTAGATTACTGAATCCGTAACTAATCATAGTCTTCTTTTTCTTAGTAAAGTATACTGCAATTAATATAATACCAACTAACATCAACAAAGGAAAGAGGAACTTAGACAACATAGCCAATGCCCCGCCGATGGGTAAAATAATAGGCATTACCATTGCTAATAAAGCTATTACTGCAATTGCTACCAGTGCCCAAATACTAAATCCTTTAGATTCAGCTACAGCAGACTGATCCACTTGTTGTTGTAGATCTTGAATGCTTGCCTGATTAGTCATATTGCTATTAACACATTTGGAGAAAATTTTGTTTATATTTTTCATCTGATTGTCAGCAACAGTAACATTGCCATTAATACGATCAACCTTAATTGTTTGATTTTGTTGTAAATTATTTCCACAAGTCTCTTTAATATTAGTAGTCAAATCTACTGATGCCATCATAAAGCCATTTAATATATTTTCAGACTTTGAAAATTGGAATAAATTAATTCCAGATGTTATTGCCTTTGCTGATTGTGCAAGCTTCTGTGATAAATCTTGTTGTGCTTTTTGCGTACTAAGATTCTTCAGTAATGAGTCCGTATTTATTACTGCGTTTTGATTCATTACGTTGTCCTTTATAACAACGTCACCGTCTACATTGGTGATAGAAATAATCTGGTTTTGTCCACCAGTAGTTTTACTATCATTAATAATGTCCATAGTCTGACTAGACACTGCTTCTGTGGTAATATTAGCCACGTTTTTAGATGAAGATCCACCCATTTATTAGTGTTTAGAAAAAAAAAGTTAATTAATAAATGAGTAAAGATGAAATTGAAAATGCAACTAAGCAAATATTGAATAACTACTTTAATGCAGTTAACAATATATTGGATGTGTCAATGCAAAATTGTGTTACATTTGGAAGTAATTCGCAAAGGATGCGTATAGTTGACGTCAGAGGTGACGTAAATATTAATAACTTAGACTGGACTGAATGGGCACACTTAGATACACAATGTTTACAAGTAAATGCTGGATCAGAAGAAATTAGTAAAGGATTAAATGATTTAGCTAAAACAGTAGCCAATGCCATTAAAGAAAAAGTCAAAAAGATTAGCGATAAAGATATAGATGTACTGACAGAGGTAACTAATATCTCTAATACTATTACTAAAATATACAGTCAGAATTGTATGTTAAATATTCAGAATACACAAGAGATTATCATACAAAATGTAAATAATGTAGATATTTCATATTTGAAATGGTCTCAAGTTATTGATGGTATTGTTAGATGTATACAAAATAATAGTTCAGTCAAGACCGATATCGATGCCTTATGGAAAGCAATAGGAATAGATCATCCATCTTCAAAACCAGATGATAATAAGTATGACTTTATCAAGAATTACGCATTTATTGTGGCAGTACCGTTTGTTATGTTGTTACTTCTTTTACTTTTTCCTAACCAACATAAGAATCCATCACTTTACGGTATATTCTTCTTTTTACTGTTTTTGTACTTATCTCTAGCAAAAATTTGGAATGGTTTTCCTTACAATTCGGTTAAAAAAATTAATGTTAATTACATACAGTACATTATGATTGCTTTGAGCTTTTTAAGTTTATTTTGCAGTATTTCTTCAATAATAATTTTTAAATATTTATATAATATAAATGAGTAAAACACCTGTTTTAGATTGGATATATAATACATTCAATATTCAAGATATGGTTGAAATACTAAACAGTATTCCAGGTAAATATGCTATACAAGAGTTTTCTGGTAAGCATTATATAGACAGTAAAAAAGATGGTACATTTAGTCTTACTACACAAAGAACTACTACATTTAAGACAGCTAATATAGTACCTACATTCGATGTAAATAGTTCGAATAGAAAATTAGGAATAAAATTTAATAATATTCCATTAATATTTTTTTGGGAAAGTGGTAAAAACCAATTTCAAGTTTCATTATTAAAAGACAATAGAATAGAAGATTTTGGTAATTATAAATTTTCTATTAATGAATGGGACGTACCATATGAATATTATAATACATATAACAAAAATAATGGTACCACGCTTGTACCCATGTCCCCTGATGATATAAGAATAGCAAAAACAACAAAAATAGATACTGCTCTTCTTAGTTATTTGGGTAATGATTATCCAGCTAATAATTGTCGTTTATCAGGTAAGAATACCAATGCACCTAAAAGTAATATGAAAGACTGTTGTAATGGGAAATATTTAACGATAAATTTTACAAACATAATAATTCCAGGTCAAATAGCTCTTAGTAAACATACAATTGTTGCAAACTGTTTCAATAATTATAATCCAAAAAAAGGTACTATTATATTATGGAGTTATGTGTTAATGAGACAGTTACGGGATAAAAAAGTTGACATTAATAAATGGAATCAAAATCCTAGTGTATATAATAATAAGTGGGTATTATTTGAGGGCGGTGATAAAAAAATGCCAATGAAAATCAAGAAGTGTACAGAAATTAAAAAAGGATTTTTTTCGATTGGTTTGAATTGTCAATTATATCCGCTAAAAAATAATTATTTCCCCGATTCACTACCTAATGATGGAAATCCATGCATTGGTGCATTCTACGTGAATAGTACTTGGACTTTAGGAGATGGTGAATTGGTTTTAGATTCCAAATACTGTAACGATAACTGGTGTCCTTTCTCTAAGGAATGTGCAGAAAATTCAACTAGTATTGTTGATTATTGTTCTAGTATTACACCTGAAGGATATCCTATTATGAACGTGGATGAAAACTGTATTAGATGGTGTTCTGACCTAAACTACGATGGACTATGTGGAAGTTCAGCACAAAGTTTCTGTAAGAAATTTGAGAACAAGAAACAATGTAGTTGTCAGAATTTCATTGGCAGCGGTGAATGGGATAAAGTAAAGAAAATGTTTGAAACTGTACCAGACTGTGAACAATGTAAACTTGTTCCTCCTCCAGTATGTTGGGCACAGCCTTGTACAGTTAACGGAGATCCTGGACCAGACCAAGTTCTGTTAACATCAGATCAACGTAATGTACCAGGTGGTTGTCCTAATGTACAGATTTGTCAACAAATTATTGACGTAGTAAATGCACGTGGAGACGTTAATATTGATAATAATACTTTTAAGATGGTTTGTAATCAAGATCTACCAGATAAAAAATGTGATACAGACGAAGACTGTCCTAAAGGCTCCAAATGTATAAACGGCAATTGTAAAGAAATAGTAGATTGTACTGAAGACCATGATTGTGAAAAATATGGAGAAGGTTATATATGTGATGATGGATCTTGTAAACTAAAATATGAATGTGTGGTTGACGATGATTGCATTAAATTGGGTAATGATTACGATTGTATTAATAATGAATGTAAACAAAAAAATCCGTCTCCACCAGATCCAGATGATCCTGATAATCCAGATGATCCTGATAATCCAAGTAGTAAAAAATTTTACCAAGATCCAGTATTTTGGGGTATTATGGGAGTGACATTATTAATTCTAATAGTTGTGATAATTTTAATGATAAGAAAACGTAAAATTATTAACAAATAGATATTGTAAAATATCTTATGATTAGAAATATGAAAAAGATATATTAAAATATTGGATTAATTATAGTAATAGTAGTAGAAAATAAATCAAGCGTATCTTTAAGATATTTATTTGACAAATCTAAATTTATATTGTCTATACTTATATTCAAAATGACTTTTTTTAATGGATCCTGTTGTTGAGGGTTATCTTCTAAATTATTTATATGAGTATATTCTATGAATTTATCAGTTTTTCTGTCTATTTTAAGAGTATGTTTTAAATAGCCATGAAAATCTTTATTATCAAAAGAAAAAAAAGGAATTACATCGTTTCTATTAAAAATTTTATTATTTTTTAAAACTTTAGTTTGTATAGATAACCATTTTATACCTGATAAAATATTATAACTCTGGTCATTAAAAATCTTATTTACAAAAACCAATAATACCTTATTTTTATCTTCTAATCTATCACTTTTTAATCTTGCAGCATAAATATTAAAAGATTCGTAACTATATACTTTTTTCAATAATGGATTATTTAAATAATCACAAAAATTTTTATATAATTCTGAGTTATTTTCACTCATCATTTAACTTTACGTGTATATTTTTTAACTTTGTTTATTAAAGTTAAAAAATTTAATTGTACGACAAATGATTGTTGTTCCAGTTGTCTATTCCCAGCATTCTTGAAACTCTTGAGAGATGTCTATACTCTAAATCCTTAGTCTTACAGAATGTTATATTACCGTTATCGTCTGAATAAACAACCTTACAAATATTAGTCTTTTTTATAACATCTATACACAAATTACAAGGATATGAGTTTGCTAGTTCGCCATTTCTATTGTATCTAACAACAACCAAAACAGGATTATTTATCTTTTTCAAAGTGTATCTAGCCTTGTGAATTGCGTTCATTTCGGCATGAACTGAAGGTCTTATCTTTCCGCACAAGCAACCGGCGGGTTCGTTTGTTACCTGTATAACAGGATTTTTGTTTGAATATATTATACTACCATGCAAAGATCTCATGTCATTAGACTGTGAACAAAATTCAAAAGTGGGAATTGGGTATTTCATAATTCGTTAACTCGGTGGTATATTATATATCTATAATATTTTAAATTACAAATCACTTTATTATAATATCCTTGTATTTGGAGGTAATCCTTTGTTATTCTTTTGAAACATATCATCATCTAGTTCTCTAGATTTAGCTAGTTCTTGTGCCATCATATTTATATTATTAGAAGGTTTTATTCCTGATTCTGAATCATCTTTTATTTGTTTAGATATTCCAGAATTATCTATAAGATCTGATGATATTTCTTGTGTATTTTCAATTATATCGTAATTACCTTTATCTGTTCTTATCATTAACTTTTTATCTTTTTGTAAATCCTTTTCGTCTTCGTTAGCTTGTTCTTCATCATCTTCATTATCTGTAAATAAATCTTCTAGACTAGTTGTTCCGTTAATATTTTTATTTTGAACTTGTTGAGAATCATCTTGTGAAGATACTCCCCGAGCGATTCGTCCGTCGGAGACGGACTCATTGAAGGTCGCCTTGCGACCTGAAAGCTCGGCTCGTGAAGATATTCGTCCGTCAAAGACGGACTCATTGGAGGCCGCTGTGCGACTGGATACAGTTCGAGAAAGATCATCTTGTGAAGATACTCCCCGAGCGAGCTCGGCTCGTGAAGATACTTTCTGTGATGGTGGAGATTTTTGCGTATCATTGTCTATTACACTATTGTTATCTTGTTGAGTATATTGAGATATTATATCGTTTAACAAGAAAAACGCCTGATCTGCTTCATAAAGCTCAACAGAGCCGTTATTATAAAGATTTATGATACAAGGAACAGAATTTACAACTATTTTTGTATTTGATTGAATTTGTTGTCTAATTTTTTTATTATCTATACACAGGGGTATAAAAGGTATATCTAAATTTGATTTCTCCAATAATTCATTAAAATTTTTGCAATGATTTGAGTATTTGCTATAAAGTAATATTGAGGATGTTTCCATTATCTTGTAAAAATTACTATTAATATTTAAGCCGTTTTAAAAAAAGATATAAAGAAAAAATTATCTATATTGAAATTAAAGAATATGGAATTTGGACAACCTTTATTACAATCAGAGTACACACCCGTAGTTATATCTGAAAATACAGTAAGTAATGGAATGTCGGGAGATATGTCCTTACATACAAATCATTTAAAACATGTTGGATGGTCAACTGCTTCATATACTGAAAATAATTCTAAATTTTTTTCAGAAGAAACTATTAGAATTATAAATAGACAAATAAATCAAATTTTATTAAATGATCCAAAAGATGAGTTTATTATATCTAAACAAGTTATTGTTGACGTCATGGGTGCAGTTGAAGAAGATTTTGTTAAGAATATAGGAGGAATATATACAAAAGAAATAATGAATTCTGGACATCATCAAGATACTAATTTAGAAATGATGAATAGAGTTATTGAGACTATAACATCAAAAATCAGAACAGAACATGATATGATAAAAAACAACAATAGTTTATCAAAATGGAATACTGTTTTGGGAGATTTTAATGAAAATAATTTAAGATCACATTCAAAAATAAAGATTAGAGAAAAAAATACTAGTCATAGAGGAGTTGTTTCATTTATGAATTATTAAAATAAAATTTTTCTAATTAAGGATAAAGAGATTTTAAAATGGGGAAAATGAATTTAATATTAGATCTAGATAATACTCTAGTATGTGCTGAAAGCACCTCAGATATTGATATGAAAAAAGAGAAAGAAAAATCTTCTAAATTTGTTTTTCATGATATGGATGGTTACTATATCGTATTTGAAAGACCTAATCTTCAAGAATTTTTAGATTTTGCTTTTGAAAATTTTAACGTATCTGTATGGACTGCAGCCAGTAAAGATTATGCTATATTTATAATTGATAATATTTTAGTAGGTAACAGAAAAGAAAGAAAATATAAATTAGACTATATTTTTTACTCTTATCATTGCGATGTATCTTTAGATCAAGCTAAAGGAACAAAAGATTTATCTATGTTATGGGATAAATATAAACTACCAAACTATAATAAAAACAATACATTTATTATGGATGATTATGATGAGGTTTTAAATACAAACAAAAACAATTGTATACTTGTAGAACCTTTTAACTATTTTGATAAAGATAGTGAAAATGATGATTATTTCAAAAAATTGATGCCAAAAATGGAAAATCTTAAAGAATCTAAAAATTTCTTACAAAAAGCAAAAATAGAAAACTACGATGATGACAATATATCTTTAAAAGATGCTCCTTCCCAACTAGATATTTTAATTTAATTTTTATAAAAAAATTAAATTAATTAGATAACTTCCAAAAAACTAAGGTAAAAAAAGGAGCAAAAGCAGCAAACCAACACCACATATTAGCAACTGTTCCTGTTTGTGGATATATTAACATAGTTATTACTAATGTTATTACTATATATAACGAAGATAATATAGAAAATTTGAAAGGTCTCAATAAAAGTAAAATAATAAGTATTAAAGATATCAAATAAATTACACCTCCACCATTTTTATGTCTATTTTCCCACCAATTATATTTTATATGACAATCATCTGATATATCTGTATGACAATCCATTTTATCTGAATTAACAGAACTACCTAATATATAACTAATATATCCTAAACATACTATAGACGCAGATATTTTTAATGATACATTTACTTTAGATACTATAATATAACAAATAAAAGCTACAACTGGTTGTAAAACATTTGATATATAAGATCCTGTTTTTGCAATTTTACCAAGTTTATTACACTCAGTATTATCAACTTTATCACATTTTTTAGTATCTTTCTTTTCTTTTTTAAGAGTATCTTCGCTAGACAAAACGTCGGACACAGTCCGACTCATTGGAGGGGACTCTGTCCCCGGAAAGCTTGCTTGACTAGTATACGACCGCACAGCGGTCTCCAATGAGTCCGTCTCTGACGGACGAATATCTTCACGAGCCGAGCTCGCTCGGGGAGTATCTTCGCTAGTATTCTCTTTTTTATAGTCACGTTTTGAGAGAGATCTCCAAGATAAGGCATCAAATAATTGCATAAATAATACAAATTGCCATATAAGACAAGTAGCTGTTACTGTAGGATTTTTAGCGTAAGTAGATGTTATTATATTAAGTATAGTTCCTCCTATAAACATACTCCAAGAAACTTCTTCACTCCAGCACATTTATAAAAAGAGTATATTATTTTTTAAAAAAATAACAAAATATAAATATAATTATTATCAAAATTAATAACCCTAAAAGAGACATGGTTATTTTACCTTTAGTTGAGTTCCAAAAATTCTTTAAATTATCTTTTGTTTCATCTTTATCTACAGTTTTAATATCATAATTTTCTTCGATATTACATGAAGTACAACAAGATTCTTCTTTCATATTTATTTATAAATAAATAAATATTTTAAGTAAAATATAAATGTATTCTTAAAATTTAGATTACAATAAATAAAATGGAAAATAAAATAACATTAAATTTAAAAGAAAATCTTTTAAAAATAGACGAGGAAGATATAATTTATATAAATAACAATAATGAATGTTTAATTTGTCAACAATCTCTTGAAGATGATGACGACCTAATTTTAATAAATAAATTTTGTAAATGTTACAAGGCTGCAAAAATGTGTAAAGATTGTTTTACTCAATGGATGTTAACAAAATCAAACGAATGTTTTTTATGTAGAGAAAAATACTCGGAAACATTAAATTCTACAGAAAACTATAGTATTTTCTTTACAGAAAACGAAAATATAAAAGAAACACTTGATTCCGTATTAAAATTCAAAAAAAAAGAATTAGAAGATTCAAATTCAACAAATAGCGATGAAAATAGTATACCAAATTATCATATAAAAGTAAATTTTTGTAGACTTTGCTGTACTTTATTTTGTATATTTTTTGTAATTGTTTCAGGATGGTTTTATAAAGGATATGATTATTACAATTAATTTTTAAAAAAAAATTAATTGTCTAATATATAAAGTTAGTATGACTAATACAATAGACGATTCTTTTGAAGAAATAACATGTTCAAGACCTATAAATTCTGCATTTTCTTTTGAACAGTTATATATAGATGATTTTGATAGATTAATTACAATAATAGGAGTCAATCATAATAATGAAATAAAATGTAATAGTACTGAAAATAAACCTATATCTATAGCTGAATATTGTGAATTTTCCCTTAAAAGTTCTAATATGACTAAATTATTATTAGAAACTAATCCACGTAAAGATTGGGTAAATCAAATTGGAAATTACGATGATAAATTTTTAAAAGATATATCAAGTCTAATTAAGGATAATAAAATTAAAAATAGGGAAATTATTCCTATAGATTTCAGATCTAATTATTTAGAAGATTTTTTCTATAATAACAAAGAACCGCTAAATAATATGGCAAAGAAAAGAGGTGATTGTTTTTTTTTAGAAAATATACATAGTTTTAAAATATCAATGCAAACTATTTTGTATAATAATGAAAATTTGGGAACCTTAAAATCGCCAATAATGTTTTTTGATATTTTTATAGAAGCAATACCAGATGGTACTTATATATTAAAAAATCATCATGAATTTCTAAATCGTATTGAAAAATCTTCTGGACCTATAAAATTTGAAAATAATGAATTAGTATTATATGAAGGTAACAAAAAAATAAAGTATTTGGAAAAACATAAAAACTTTATTTGTAATACTCTTATAAAAGATATTATTGATAGTAAAGAATCTTTACGTTTAGATTTGAAGAAAAATTTATATAAAGGAAGAGACAGAAATTTAGAACTAAATATGACTGAAAGATTAAAAATAGTTTGGGCGAAAGTAATGGATATACATACTATATTAGAAATTCTTAGTCCAGATAATAATACAAGACATATAATTCATGTAGTAGGTGATGCCCATTTAAAAAATATTAAAGATAAGTTTGAAAAATTTCAAAAAAGTTTAATAAAAGTTAGTAGAAAATTAGATAAACCAAATAAAAATGAGTGTATTAAAATTTATACTTCATATACTTTAAAGGATGTTCATAGATTTTTATGTGAATTAAAAAGAAAATCTACAAACGATGATGTAACTAATAATTTTAAAAAATCTAGATTAAATCAACACGATTTTAAACAGTTAGATGATGCTACCTTAAAAGAAATATTTGATGGCGTTTCAGTTAGTGATTTGTCTAAAATTCTTGATAAAGTAAAAGAAAAAGATTCTTTAAGAGAGTCAGCTATGCTTTCTGAAAGTAATAATGGTGTTGATTCTGATGATTCTGAAGATTCCACAAATAACGATGAAAGTATAATAGAAATATTGTTAAATAGTGGAGATAATGAGTCTCCAATATATCAACATCAACTTACAGATGAAGAAAATATGAATGTTCCCATAGAAGAATTATATAGACAATTAGCTATGCTTTCTTCTGAGGGAGATTTTGTAGAGAAGATAGAAGAAAGTGATGAAGAAGAAAGTGATGAAGAAGCAGAGATAGAAGAAATTCCTAGTGATAGTGAATTGATAGAAGAACTTCTTACTGCAGAGGAAAATTTAGAAATGCTAGCTGCCAGACCACTACCTAATGCTCCTCGAAGTGAATGGTTAGATTTTTATAGAAAAATGGTAGAACAAGATGAAAAAGTACTTAATGAATTAGCACAAATAAATCAGACTAGTCAAGCACAATATAATGAACTTAGTGTACTTGCAGGACAGCATGGAGATGGGAATGAATTTAGTGATGATGAGAATGAATTTAGTGATGATGAGAATGAATTTAGTGATGATGATTATTCTCAGTACTTACAATATGCATAATGAACTTTTAATTTTTGTAATTCTTTTTTAAAAGAATTACAAAAATTTTATTAAAAAGAAATTAAGTAGTGATATTCATTTGAATACCCATAGCTTCTAGATCCTGTTTCAAAAGTTTAGCCGCATAAGGCATCTTTACCTTACTTATATTATTATTTTTACATAAATGACAATTAGAGTATGTGTTAGGCATTTGACCACAATCATTGCATATAGGTATTTGATAAGGATCGGACATATCATACAAACGTTCTGTTAAAAATCTAGAGCCACCGTGAGCTATAATACAATCCCTTTCCCGATATACCAAACTCATTCAAGCATTTCCTCTTGAAATCATTGTTTCTATCAATTCGGTAATACCAAACTTACACAGGTTTGATAAAATCTCTTTGATAGCACCCTCTCGGGTGGGACTAGACTATATCTTAAGGGATCATTAAGAATTGTCAGTTCTTTCACCCCCATTACCATTTAGTCGTTGAACCTTCTCCATATCCTAACATAACGGACTTAGGAGCTTGGCTGCGGATTGTCCATATATTCTGAATTTTTACTATACCCATTGTGATTAACAATGGCCACATACATATTTCTATGTATGTTTAGTATCAGAATCTTAACTGGATGTCCCCGCAATTTGGAAATGTTGCCTTCTGTGTAAGACTAGCCTTCCATTGATAGGAAGACTGAGACCGAAATATTGATCTCACCGAATCTTAACCTTGATACCAGATTCAAATAGGCATTTCCTCCTATTATCATTATCTTTGTGATTTCACAATGTATATCTAATGTGATAAAATATACAAGATTACATCACAACACCATCACTGGTGGGAGTAGACTATCCCTTAAGCTATCACAGAGAAGTGTCAATTCTCTCAAGCCCATTTGATTATAGTCGTTGAACCTTCTCCATATCCTAACATAACGGACTTAGGAGCTTGGCTGCGGATTTTCTCTAAATCTTGCATTATTCCTGTACCCTCAAGTTTTCCCTGAAGCCATCATAACATTTCTGTTACAACTTAGGAGCAAGATCTTTGTGGTGGTTTTAAATATTTTTTGACAAGGGCTGATATATAAAAATCTTTTGTTTCTCCATTGTTTGACAATTTTATTTTTTGTTTTCCAGATGGTATTGTTGATGGTTTAAGAAACTTTTTAGATTTTATACTGTAAATTTTCCCATCATTTGTAATTTTATAATTTGGAAAATCTTCTATTATATGTCCTTCACAACTTTCAACAATATTGTCATTTTCTTTTGAATTTGTATATTTCCATATAAATCCTCCAGTACTTTTTCTTTTCCCTTTACAAACAGTTGAAATATGTTTATTAGAAACACCTGTTTCTATTTCAGCTTGTTTTATAGAAGGAAATGTTTTGATGTAATTATTGTTCATATCATATTGATCAACAGATTGTGTGAAAATCTTAACTATTTTGTTATTAATAGCATGGTTTGTATTTTCTTTATAAGAACACCATTCAAGATTTTCTACATTATTGTTCAATTTATTACCATCTTTATGATTAACACACTTGTTGTGTTCTTCTGATGGATTTTTTTGAATAAATGTTTCACAAATAATTCTATGAACATTTTTAGTTGATTTTTTCTTTGTTGAAGGACAATATAAACAAACAGAATTATATCCATTTCTTATATTTTGTTTTAATATATAATTATTTGATTTTTTACGTATTTCGCCCTTGTCAGAGGCTTCATAATATTCAAAGAATATAGGGATTTTGATTTCTTTCCATACGGTCATTTACCTAAATCCCCCAATCTTTAAATAGTTTTACCTAAAACCACCATACGAGAATTCCCCGCAATTTACAAATGTAGCCCATTATCACATGGACTTGCAGTGCTTTTAAACACCACAGAGGCAAAAGTTTACCTCCGTCCCTTGATCTACCTTCCAAAGGTTGACGATATAACATCGTAACGTTTCCGTGCGCCCTAGCGTGAATCTTGTCTCCTACTATGTGTTTTAATCTCTGATAGTATGTAGGACCCATATAGATATCAGCTTCAATCATCTGACCTGTCATACCATTAATTAACTTTTCTGTACCAGACTTTTCAAAACCCCATTTTTTAAGTCTGTCACATATTTTATGAGCTGCATCTACACTATTCTCTCCAAAAGGCGTACAATCTCCTATTTCTCCGTCAAAACAACAAGCTTTACCCAAAACCATTTCTTGAAGCTGGTTTATAGTCATTCTAGAAGGAATACAGTGACTATTAATCACTAAATCCGGAGACATGCCAGTCATAGGATTAAAAGGCATATCTTCATCAGGTATAATTCCCCCACAAGTTCCTTTTTGCGCCGATCTAGCCGCAAACTTGTCTCCTATTTCTGGAATTTTTTGTTGTCTTATAACAACCTTTACTAACTTTTGACCTTTTTGAGTTTTTGTAATAAAAACTTTATCAACTACTCCTTCTTCTCCGGATTTTATGACAACACTGCAATCTTTTCTTTTTACTTCTTCACCTTTTGTTCTTTCAATCATTATTCTTCCTATGATAGCATCACCCTTTTTTACTCTAACACCTTCTTTAATCACGCCATCTATATTTCTATTTCTTACTCTAATAATTTGATCATCATTTGTTTTGAATATATTTTCATCAAATGGAACATTTCCTAAATACGAATAGTTTATACCGTTTCTTTTAACTCCTTCACCTGTAGGTGTTTGAATAAGATATGTAATATTGTTTTTAGTAGGATCTTCATCTGCCTTATGTGTTTTATAGGAATCAGCAGCAAATAAACCTCTTTCAATAGATTGTTTTTTAATTAAAATACTATCTTCTTGATTTCCCCCTGTATATAACATAATAGCAACAACCGCTACTTGTCCTGAAGGCATATCATCAAAACCCATGAAATTAGCTGGTTTAGTTTGAACAAGTGCTTTTTGCGGAGTTTGCATAACTTGTGTAATAGTATCAGCTCTTACATTATAAGACATATACGGAATACCCATAGCTTGTTTACTCATAGAACTCTGATAACAGTTTCTAGGTGCTTGAGAGTGATCTGGATAAGGAATAGTACTAGAACAAACGCTAAGAATCATTGATGGATGAATTTCGCAATAATTATGAATCTTATTTACATTTCTAGGCCACATTGAAATATTAGACATTTGTGCCTCGCTTGGATCAATGTAAACGATTTTATTTTTAGAAACTAAATCTTTCCAATTAGTTCCATCTTCTTTTTCTAAATATAATTTTCCATTATCTTTATTTACAGGAAATACAGCTCTGATTATCCTGCCTTCATCACAGAATACTTGAATCTCGTTATCTGATTTTATGTAAACTACACTTACATTTTCATCAAATACATCAGAACGTTTGTACTCTTTTATTTGTTCCTCAAAATCTTCAGGGTCTTCAGTAAAACCTATAATCGTTCCATTAAGAAAAATTTTAGTGTAATCACATGATTCATTGATATCAATATCTTGAATATCAATAAAGTTTTCACTATTCTTAATAGAATCTCTAGCTATATAGAACGGAACTCTTCTAGTAATTTTGGTTAATAACGCCATATTTAAAACTATACCGACCATTTTGCCCTCAGGAGTATTATGACTTGTTATAAAGTCTGGTAATAAAAATCTTCCAGACCCTTTCAATTGCCATCCTACAAAATTGGTTATATCTTTTTTAATTACTTCAAAAGGAACTTCCATATGACCTTTTACTCGTGTTTCGCTATGAGGGATTGTAAATTTTTGTAATTTTTTTCGTGCTAAAATTGTAGGAATTTCGTATAATTTAGTTCCTGTTATAGTTAATTCAAAATATTTTTCTGTTTTTCTAACATCATTCAATGTCCATGAACTTTTTGTCTCATTCATATTGCATTTAAAACCTAAAGATTTAGCAAGAAACATAGCATCATCCAGAATTCTTTTATTTTTAAGACATTGTTGAATACGAATTTCATGTCCATTTCTTCTTACAGAACCATCTGTATCTATGAGACCTGCAATAACTTTAAGTCTAGTTTCTCTGTCGTTAACAAGATATTGTTTTGGTATATGTTTGTTGTTGATAAGATTGTATTTTTCTAACATTTTTTTAAGAGGGTTTCTTTCAGTATTCTTTTTAGTTTTAATATTTTTAATTGATGCAATACCATATTGATATCTATGATAATGAGTTACACTTGCATTATTATCTTCGCTCCATTTTTTCCAATATTCTAATAGTTCTTTATCAGCTGTTGAAAATCCAGTTCCTACACTCAATCCATCACCAAGCCACATTCCTAAAATGTATGGATCTAAATCAACTTGTTGTTTTTCCCAATTTACACCATCAGAATAAAAACAATACATTGACTTTCTAACACTTTCTGGAAGATTTAAATACTTTTCCAATCTAATATCTATTATATTGTCATCTAATGATTCTTGAAAACTTTCAGCTTCTTCTTTAGTTTCAAATGTTCTGTAACGATACACTAATTTTTTTTTATCAAAAAACATAACTTCAAATTTACCACGTTTAGTTCTGCACTTATTATGTTTTTTAATTTTAAGAGTCAGTATATGATTATATGTAACAGTATGAGGGGTTGCTCCTTTAGGTCTGATTTCATACATTTGAGCAGTTCCGGATGTTGTTTTATATACTTCCGTTGAATTACCTTTGTCGTCTATAAGATAATCTCCTACTTTTATCTGATCTGCTCTTTTAATAGTTCCATCCCACATAAGAATAGGAGTATCTGGTGCAAAACAATCCGCGGGACATACATACCCAAAACTAGACAAATGAATCTGACGAATTTTTGTATTTTTAGCTTCTTTACCTGTAGGTATAGCTACTCTTCTTAAATATGAGAGACCTGAAGCATATGAAAGTCTGTTTTTTACTTGAGATACACCTGTTCTAATATACGCATTTTTTTGAGGTCCCCAGTTTCCTGTTGACATACTATGCCTAAAACTTGTGGTTATTCTAGTAAACTTTTCAATATTATCTAAAATTTTAGGTCTTCTTTGAAGTTGTCCGGCAAGTGTTTTTGTATATTGTTTGAAAAGATTTCTAAAAAGTTCAGTAAAAAGTATTCCGGTTGTTTCAAATCTCTTATTACTATAATTATCTATATCATCTTCTTCTCTGAATTTTAAGTATGTTCTAAGAAGTTTATTCACTATATACCCTAAAAACATAACTTTTTCTTTTGTTGTAGCAGAAATACCCAAGTGTGGAAGTAATTTTGTATGAATCAATTCTTTTGTAAATTTAAACTTTGATTCTACAGGAATCGCTTGTGCCGCCATTTCTGATATGTATTTTATAGCATCTTCTTCTGTTTGACATACATACGAGTCTCTAAGTATATAAGACAATAATTCTCTTATTTTTCTCAAAGTTTTATTTTGTTCTTTTTTATACATAAAATTATCTTCATCTGTTTCACTTTCACTTTCACTATCACTTTCACTTTCACTTTCACTTTCACTCTCTGAAATTTTATTTTCTATTTTTATATTTATCAATTCTATAATATCTTTGGCAGAAGTATAACCAAAAGCCTTGAATATAATACCAACAGGGATAATACCTATATTAGGAAAATTAAAGACTATAGTTCTATTATCATAACCAATAAGCGCCTGTATTAACACAGAGTGTCCTGTTTCATCGGACATACTTCTTATTTCTGCAGCTAACTTGAATTTACTAGATAATTGAATTTTTCTTGGGGGTGTTACTAAAACATTGTTGTGAGCGTTTCTAATTTGAGCGATTAAAACTCTCTCTTTTCCATTAACAATAAAGTAACCTCCAGGATCTTTATAACATTCTCCCTTTTTTATTTGTTCTTCTTTGGTTAAAGAGGTCAAATTACATCTGCAAGAGTTTAACATGATAGGGATATGGGCTATAGTTATTCTTCTGTGAAAAAAGCTTTCAATTACTTTATTTGTTTTTTGATCTATAATAGATTCTGTTATATCAACTTGAAGGGGAGATTCATATGTCATGTCTCTCATTCTAGCTTGATTTGGTGTAATAGGAACTATTTTTCTTTTTTCATCAATAGTGCAAGCGTTTGGGATATAAATATCACCAAAGTTTACTTTGTAAATTTTACCTTTTTCTGGAGAAACGTTGATTTCATTCTCTTCGTCTATTATTTTTTGAATACCTCGTTCAATAAACTCATTAAACGAAGAGAGTTGATGTTCGATAAGATTCTTGTTTCCGTTGTCAAACTTGCTCCTTAATATTTTCCAGATATGTGGTTCATCAATTGATGAACCACCATTAATATTCATTTCTGAAAAAACTTGATGAAGTGTCTCGGCCATTTTCGTAATAGATTCAATAGGTTATTAGTTAAATTTTATATTAATTTTTTTTAATATAAAAATCATTTTATTTATTTTCCAGTAGAACCAAAACCACCAGTACCACGTTGTGTTGTTGAAAGCTCATCGGAAATTTCAAAAGTAAAAGTTGATAGAGTAGGATGACAAATTTGAAAAAGTCTATCGCCTTTCTTAATATTATAATCTTCAGAACTTATATTATCAACTGCTGCTTTGATATTTCCTCTATATCCAGCATCAATGATACCAACACTGTTAGCAAGTCTTAGTGGAGTCTTTGACATACTTGAACGCGGATATAAATAATAAGAAATATTTTTATCATTTTGAATCATTTCGCAACTAATCATAAGATCAATAAAAACAGTTGTTTGTGCAGGTATAGTTGCATCTTCTGTAACAAATAAATCTAGACCGGAATCTCCCTCGTTATAAGTAGAATGATCTTTATAAAGATCATATGCGTGGTTATTGTGGGTTTTGATTAATAGTTTTGCTGACATTTTATTTAATGATTAAATGTATTTATATCTGTTAATTATCATTTTATTTTTTGTATTATTGAAATTAATTTTTTCAATCAAATATTTCAAAACATATCAACATCTGAATCTTCATCAAAATTAAGTGTTCTTCGTATGTCATTATTTTCATAAAAATCCATTTGATCACTAAATTCATTATTAAGATTACCATTAAAACCTTCATTAAAATTTCCAAATATATTATTACCTAAATCTTCATCTTGATAATTCTGGGGAGTTTGGTATTGATCATTTTCATTAGGAGGAAAAAGTATTGTTGGTTGTAAATTAAAATCATCAAATTCAACATTATTACTTTCAGAAACCATAGCTAACTGTCTGAAAGATTCTTCTTCTGATACATTATCAATAATTTGATTATTTTGAGGGGGGGTTTGATATTGGTTATTTTGAGGGGTTTGATATTGGTTATTTTGAGGGGTTTGATATTGGTTATTTTGAGGGGTTTGATATTGGTTATTTTGAGGGGTTTGAAGTTGATTTATTTCATTGAGTGTATTATCTATGGTATCTAAATATATAAGATCTATTTTAATATTTTTGAAATATCCATTATCATCATAATCTATATTTCTAGTTTGTGAATTATTAGTAGCGTCAATATTTTCAATATCATCTATTTTACATATAAGTGAGTTAATTTGATTTATTTTTTGCCCGTGATTAATATCTATAAAAAATATAATTCTATCCATAAATTCGTTAAGTGTAATTATATTATCAAAATCATTGACTTCAGGTAGCTTTTGTTTATATTCATCTAATATTTCAAAAGTTTTTTCTATTCTATTTTTGTAATAATTTAAAAATAATAAATCAGGATTATCTTTTATATAATCTCTTTGTATTTGTTTTATGTAACTTCTGCTTTCAATTTCAGCTTCATCTACATCGTCATTTTTTTCATTTTTTCTTTGTTCTAATATATATTTTGCAGTATAATAAGGAAGAACTTGATTAAATTGTTCACTTAAACGTTTTTCTTTTCTTGATTCATATGATTTAATACTATTTTTTATTTTTGTATAATATTCGTTAAGTACAGTTAAAATATTATCAATAATAGTTTTATCAAAACGTGATACAGGATATTCTTTTTTAAATTCATTAATATAATCTTCATTATAATCTTCATAATTGTTTTTTTCATTAACTTTATCATATTGATGATTTAATAAATATCTTGTATATATTTCATCTGATAATAATAAGTTTATAATATCAACTCTTGCTTCTGTATTTCTAGTTTTTATTATATTACTAACTTTACAAAATCCAGGAAAATTAGATTCAGAACATAATTCATATGTATATATGCTTATATTGCTTCCATCTTGACAATGTTTTCCACTTACTGCGGCTTCAGGGTCTCTTTCTAAAGAATTCGCCCAAGATACTGTTTTACTTATAATTTGTTGATTACCGTCGTTATCAAGTTTAGGAGTAAGATAAAACACACCTTCTGTTGAAGTCATCATATTTATAAAATCATAAATTTCCATAAAAAATGGTACTAGGATATCTATTTTTACATAAAAAGTATCATTAAAATTTGCATTTGGATGATATTGATTTGATGTTGAGCTACATGGAAAAAAAATATGATGTCTTCTCATATCTGTTTTTACATATTTTAATAATTGTGATTTATCTATAAGATCAAATTTTAATTCTTTTGATTCTTTATAAATAAATAAAATTTTTCTAGATATGGGAGTAGAATCTCCAGTAGTTGGATAAAAATTATTTTCATTATTTAAAAAAGTTTTGAAAGATATATTGTCAAGCTCCTCAAAATCATAAATAACAAGATCATTTTCAAAATCTATATTTTCTATTCTATTTATTTCACTGAAAGTATTATTTTCAGATTTATCTATTACATCTTCTAAATTCTTAAAATAATTATAATTGTTAGTAATATTTTCTCTAAAAGGTCTTTCTATAGGTGTTAGTATTTCTTTTGTTTCTAATGCTTCAAGTTGTTCTTGAGTTATTGGTTCATTATCTATTAATATATTCATATTTATTAATTATAAATTTAATTTTATTTTTAAATTTAAATTTAATTTTTCGACTTACTTTTTCTGATGGGCTATGTTTCGTTTCTTAAAGACACGAGCAACACATCATCTTAAGAGATCAATGCGAACCGGGTGTATAATACACCCCTCCTTTAGGCGTCGGAGCAAGCTTATCTCCGCGAGCAAGCTCGGCTTGCGAGGGATCTCATTGCGATATTAAAACATGCATTCATATCTCTATGCATTTCTGTACCACAGTGCTTGCAGACGTACTTTTTTCCTTGTACTTTAGTACGTTCTCCACATATAGAACAATCTTGGCTTGTGTACTTAGGATCTACAAAATTAGTTTCAATTCCTTCTTTTTCAGCTTTATATTCTACCAACAATCTAAGCTCATAAAAAGCCCATGAATGTAAGAATTTTTTAAATGAATGACTTGTTTTTGTCTTCCTAATTCCACTTAAATCTTCCATGTTTATATTACACTCATTTTCAAGCGCGTAATCTACTATTTCTCTTGAAATTTTATGATTAAGCGATCTCATTACTCTAGCTTCCTTATTTCCCATACGTTTAATTTTTAGATTTTTTAGTTGTTTTTGCCACCGTCTTCGGATTTCAAGATATTTCAGGCGTTTATTTAGAGCATCTACTCCTAATAATTTTCCTTGTCGTGTTTCCGGATTTCCTACAGCAGCAAGATTACCTACAACGTTAAGATCAACACCAACATTTTTAGTGTAATTTTTCTTTTCTTTTGGTGACACTGTAACCACTATGTAAAGATAATCTTTATTTAGTTCTGCAATGCATATCTTTTTGTACTCCACAGGACACTTCCACTTGAAAGTCATACCTTTGAATTGTTTGATTGAAATAATACCTTTTTCTTTATCGTGTATTATAGGTGGAGCTGTTTTATATTGACCATAATTATAACTAGCTATAAGATTAACATTTTTTCTTATACCTTTAATTTTTTTAATGTTCTTATATTTTTTAATAGTGTTATTAATGATATTAGAATGTATTTCACCATAACCCTTGTATGTTTTTGTACTTACACCTTTTTGAAATTTATTTTGTACTACGTCTTGTGCTATTCGGGTGGTAACACGCATTTTTTTACGGATCCATCTTCTTGAGAGGATGACGTGTCGTTTTTTTGTGTGTTTAGAATGTATATAATTATACTCATTTGAATTCCGTTTTTTTCTAGCGATATTTATAGGTAAGATGCGTTTTGTACTTATTTTAAACGTTAAATTAACGTCTGTTGCCATGATTTTTATATTAAAATGAGGTAGAAAAAACAGAATTCATTTTATTTTTCAATGGTTTTTAAATAATTTTTATAAAAATTATTTAATAAATTAAAATGTGTGAAATCTATCTGATTTCTATAATTACAATATTTTGTTGTATAACATTGTACAAACATATTCAAATACCAGATAATAGTTTTGTTAATACTTTTTCTAGATAAAAATAAAGAAATATGAATAAGACATCAACGATAAGAATTCACAATAAAGATTATATATCAAATTGTATATATCAATATGGATTTTGGAAAATATCTTTAACTGAAATTTTAAATGAAATTTTAAACAGTATAAAAAGTAAATATATTGAAGACTGCCTTTTTATAGACATAGGTGCAAACATCGGTTACTTTTCAATCCTCTCGCTTTCTAAAAATATAAATGTTTTAGCTTTTGAACCTATTGTTGATAATTATAGAAAACTATATTTTAATTGTTCAGATAATTCTAATATAGATAATTATAATATATTCATGACTCCTTTAGACTCGGAAAATAACAAGAATCTAAAATTTGAAGTTTTTTTAAATAATATGGGTTCCTGTTGTATAGAAAATAAGAATAAAAGTATTTTAAAAATACCTCCAAACTATTATCAATCTATAAATTCAAAAACTTTGGATTATTATTATAATGATTATATTTACTTTTACAATAATTTAATAGTAAAAATTTCTGTAGAAGGGAATGAACTGAATGTCTTAAAAGGTATGGAACAAGTTTTAAATACAAATAAGATAAAATATTTAATAATAGAAATACACGAATTTAGTGATGAATTATTTGATATTTTAATAAAAAATGGTTACATTTTTACTATAGATGTAAACGATTTAAATACAGATTTGACTTTAAATCTAAATTCTAATCATTTAAAAAAAAATTTTATTTTAAAACACATATCATTCGTAAGACTAACAACTAAATACCATTTTATATCAAGTAATAAATCAAAAGACATAATATTCATAAAATAACTTTAAAATTATAAAAATATATTATAAATGAGTGATGAATATTATTATTATTCTATGTCTTTTGCTATATTAAATTTATCTTTTTTAATAGGTTGTTCATTAGTTATTTGTAATAAATACAGAAATACATATAGAAATCTAGAAGATCAAACTCAAACTTATGCTATCCCTCATACTCCAAAATATGATAAAAAATTTTATAAATTACCTATAGCAACTCCCGTAAGAGAATTGCCAAAAACAGGCGTTCTTTAATTATATATCTATACTTTTTGTTATGACTTTAATATTATTAGAGACTTATAGATATATAATTTTAAACAAAATCTAAAGAAAAGAGTATTTACATACAACAACAACTAATAAATGTCCACAGAAACACATAAACCAGTTTTAAAAGAAAAGTATTCTGACAGCGTGTTATCAGAATATTACAGATACAACGGCGTATCAAGCTTGAAGACTTATATAAGAAGAAATGTAGATAAGGTGGCTTTAAAAAATAATTTAAATTTAAGCATTACTGACGAAACTCTTAATCTACTTGATTATGTTATTATTCTATTTGCAAGTAAAATTAGTGAATTATCTATAAGTTTAGCAAAATTAAATAATATGAAAACTGTATTTTCTCAAAATATACTAACAGCTTCTAAATTAACTTTTGGAGATGAAGTATACTCTTTATTAAAGAACGAAATAGATGGATTTATTGAAAATTTTGAAAATACTAAATCTTCCAAAAAAACAAAAAAACAATCTAGATCTAAACAAACCGGTATAGATATTCCTATATCCTATTGTGAAAGATACCTTAGACATTTTGACTTATGTGTAGCAGCAGATGCACCTGTTGCTTTAGCATCTGTTTTGGAAGCTTTTTCTATTTATATTATAGATCTAGCAAAAGATTTAGCTGCTAGTAATAAAAGAATAAGACTAATCAATAATGATATATACAAAACTGTAACTGAAAACAGTGAATTAACTAGATTGTTTTCTAAATATAATATTCTTCTTTTAGGTATGGGTAGTATTCAATTCATTGATGAAAGAATTATAGAATCTTATAAGGAAAAATCAAATAAAAAACTTCAAAAAAATTCAGGTGAAAAAAGACGATTTAGACCTGGTACAGTAGCTCTTAAAAGTATAAGACAACAACAAAAAAATACAAATAATATTATTCCTAGAACAATATTTTGGAAAATTATTAAATCAATATGTAAAAATTATTCCGATGATAATAATACTATACTAACAAAAAATTCTATTACCTATCTTCAACCATTAATAGAATACGAAATAACTAATCTCATTAAATACGCAAACGATATAGCTCTGTGTAACGGAAGAACAACTCTATTTGAAGAAGACTTTGCATATGTTCTTAGAATAATGAATATAGACTTTGACGATTCATTAGATAAAGAATCAGAAGATTATTGTATTATAGGAGAATCTTCTATGCGTAAATTATCTAAAAAATCAGGTGTATATAGATATTCCATTGATTGTAATAACATTATTAAAAAGTTTACTTATTTTACCATTAAAAAGTACATTCATGATTTGATTTTACTTTTGTCAAGTCAAGGTAAAAGTACACTAAATGTAGAAACTATTCAATATTATCTTTCTAATGTTCATAATATTGAATTATTCGTTTCTCTAAAATCTTTAAAAACTAATTCAAAAAATAAATCAAATGAAGATGAAGATGAGGAAGATGAGGAAGATGAGGAAGATGAGGAAGTTGATGAAGACGAGGAAGATGATGAAGAGGAAGTTGATGAAGTTGATGAAGACGAGGAAGATGATGAAGAGGAAGTTGATGAAGACGAGGAAGATGAAGATGATGAATAAGTTCTTAGTTATAACTAAATTAATATAAAAATATTAATTTAGTTTAATAAATGCAAAAAGGAGACGCTGGTATAAACATAAAAAAAGCAGATATAGATATAAGCACATTAAATAATTTAGTAATAGAAGATCCTACACATGTTTTTAATGTAGATATATCTGGTAGTTCTGAAACTGTGACAAATGGATTTTATAATACTTATAATTTAAATAGATTTAATAATACATCATTTAATGAATCTGATTTAAGTAACGGAGATACGTTAATATTTCAAAATAATCAATGGAAACTAACAAATATTTCTAGTGTTTCTATATCTACAGGACCTACTGGTGATACAGGACCTGCTGGTGATACAGGATCTACAGGACCTGCTGGTGATACAGGACCTACAGGACCTGCTGGTGATACAGGACCTACTGGTGATACAGGACTTGCTGGTGGTATAGGTGTTCAAGGACTTAAAGGTGAAATAGGTGAATATTTAGAAGGCGATACAGGGCCTACTGGATCTGATGGACCTACTGGACCCAATGGAGCTCAAGGAGATACAGGTCCCGATGGATCTCAAGGAGATACGGGACCTGTTGGAGATATTGGACAACAAGGTAATCAAGGAGTTCAAGGAGATACAGGGGTATTTTCTAGTTTAACATTTAATGAGAATGAATTTTATATTGATAATACAGTAATAAACATAGACCATATTTCATATCTTAGATATTTTACTATTTTAGGATATGATTATAATAAATCTATAGGAAGTAAATATACAAGTTATTCTGACATAGTTCGTATTAAAACTTTAGTAGATAATAATAACACTACTGAATATTTTAGAGTTTTACCTGTAAATGAAAATTTTTATAAATATAAAACTCCTAGTGGTATATGGGTTCATGATGATACAAATGGTAATACTAGTAGTTCTAATTATATTGATGCAGTAGATGTTTTTTCATATAGTGTTTATGATAATGGAGCTTATGTAAGCAGTAATGGAACTAGTTATCAAATTAGGATTGGATTTGAAGTTTCACAGTCAGGGGTTATATCAGGACATAAAGTTAGAGTAGATAGATTAAGAATTCATGCACCAACTACTACTTATACTAATTATACTAATTCTGATTCAAGTATAAGAACATATAGAAATAGAAATTTTGTAAGATCATTTGATGTATATTTTACTACAAATCCTCTAGTAGATACAGATGTAGGAATGGTTGATGATCTTGAGATTGATCCTAACTGGAAATTTTTACATTCTGTTACGTTAGATTTAAGAGGTAATAGATCAAGAAATAGCACTGCTGATTTTGATGTAGGTGATTATGACTATATAGATGTTGATTTAGATTATTTATTGAGAGGTGAATATCCAAATGAAGGTATAAGTGGATTGTTATTTACAACAGTAACAAATTTTGATTACATTACCAATTCTTCAGTTAATCCTGGTAATATTATACGTATGGGTAGAATGAGTTTATTGCAGAGAGGATTGCATGATCATACAGATATAACAATTACTAATTTTAAAATATATAAACAGACTAATTATTTTCAAGATTTTTTTACGATAGATTTTAATATAAATTTTAATAATACTGATAGTAGTGGAAATGATGTTAGTGGAAGATCTTTAATAGAATCTGGAGATATGGTATCTATATATCTTAGTGATTTTTCAGCTTTACCTAGAAATTTAGAAGGTTACGCATATATAGAATCTTATGATACTAATAACTATAGTAATTTTAATAAAAATCTTATAGTAGGTAAATGTATAATAAATGATCAAGTTCCAGGTCCTGGTAGTGTTATTAATATAGTTTTTAATGATAATATAAAGTTTACAAACTCGAAAATATTTACCGTAAAAATACATAGTTTTAATGTTGATACTGATACTGCTGGATTAACAAAATATAAATTAATTGAAAATTAATATTTGTTTCAATAAACATATATGATTCTAGAAAAAACAAATATTAATTTAAACCGTAATAGTAATCTAGTACAAGTTGATCCTAATTATATTTTTCCAATAAATATTTCAGGTAACTCTACTACAGTTACAAATGGAGTATATACTACGGATAACTTAGAAAAATTACTTGATATAAATTTCATAAATCAAAATGAGAATGATATATTAAAATGGGATAATGTAAATAAAAAATGGACAAATAATATATTAAAAGGTCCTAAAGGAGATACAGGTCAACAAGGTCAGCAAGGAGATACAGGTCAACAAGGAGATATAGGAGATTTAGGAGATAATGGTGTTTTTGGTAGCAAAGGAGATATAGGTCCTCAAGGACAACAAGGAGATATAGGTCCTCAAGGACAGAAAGGAGATACATCAGGACAGAAAGGAGATACAGGAGATATAGGTCCTCAAGGACAACAAGGAGATATAGGTCCTCAAGGACAACAAGGAGATACAGGTCCTCAAGGACAACAAGGAGATATAGGTCCTCAAGGACAACAAGGAGATATAGGAGATACAGGACAAAAAGGAGAAGAATCTGACATTATATATAATACTGATTTATATAAAGATCAATTTTCAAATACTGATACAACACTTCAAAGTACTAAAAAAAATTATTTTATGTGTGGTTTTGGTTCTACATTAGGTAGTACTAACCTAAAAAATTTGTCAGATAATACAAGTATAAGTAATACAAATTTTTTCGATACTTCTAAACAAAATAGTCCTTCTGATATTTGGATTAAAAGCGATAACTTATCTGCTATTTCTAATATATTAAATCCTGATTTTTATGGGGGAAGTTTATCTCATAGTATTTCTGGTGATACTAATTTTACTACAGTTGTTTTTGAATCTGAATATGGAGGTAAAAAAGTAAAATTAGATAAGATAGGTATATCTGCTGATGATGATTTTTCAGCCCGTATACCAGATAATTTTCTTATCTATTATACAACATCACCAGTATCTTCAACTTTATCTTATAATGATATAATAACCAATTGGACTTTTTTACAAGTTTGTTATATTAAAGTTAGAAATGTAATAGGAAACACATTAACACAAAGTTCTAATACTACTACATATACAGATTATTTAGATTTAGGTATTTTTCAGATAATAGATTTAGAATATAATAAATTAGGTGGAAGATATCCTTCTCAAGGTATAAGTGCTATAGCTTTTGTAAATATGGGCAAAACAAACATAATAAACGGATTTATAGATGCTGCTTGGTTTATTAGAAGTATTTCATTAATATCTAGAGACGTTTATACTACATATAATCATCCCTCTATAATTATTAAAGATTTTACATTATTAAAAGATAAGTTATATTTTTGTTTATCAGGTTTTATTATTGACGATAATTTAGGAGATAAATACTTTATTAATGATACTAGTATTAATTCTACTTTTAATATTAGTGATACAACTATAAAACAAATATTATTAGATTCTTCATTAAATTATACTTCTTCAGGAGGTGTTTATGCCGAATATTTCACAAATGATAGTGCTACAAATACAAACTTATCAGGAAGTTTATTTGATAGATCTGATTTTGTACATCATCATGGAAATGTATCTTTACATATGGAAAAAGATAGCGGTGAAATCAAAGTTAATATAAAAATAAAATTAAACAATAAAAATAATAATGATACAATACTTTTAAATCATCATCCTATAGGTCATCGTATAAATAGATTGAGATACTATGTACATGTTTTTATGGATATAGATAATTTAAATATTTCAACATTTAAAAAATTAGGCTTATATTAAATTAATATAACATGCAAACTTATATAGATTTTGATGATACAAAATTAATAAACCCCGATACAGATCATAAATTTCCAATAAGTATTTCAGGCAATTCAGGTTCTGTAACTAACGGTGTTTATACTACAAATAATTTAAACGATTTATCTCTTGTAGATTATACTGCAAATAATTTAAACGAAACACATTGTCTTACATGGAACGACGTAGAAGGTAAATGGAAAGATTACGATACTTCTACGTTAACATCTAGCTACAAAGGTCCACAAGGTCCTGTTGGTGATAAAGGACCTCAAGGTATTTCAGGTGAAAAAGGTAATAAAGGACCTCAAGGTCCTCTTGGACATAAAGGACCTCAAGGTCCTACAGGAGATAAAGGATCTCAAGGTCCTACTGGTGAAAAGGGAGATTCATATTTTGATGAAAGTATTTTAAATGAAAATAATGTTATGATTGGATATGATTTTGATCAATCTGGCGGAAGTTATAATAATATTGGATATTTTACAGATTACAATGAAGAGGAAGGTCCTGGTACTATAATTTTAAATTTTTCAGATACTTCAAATATACCACTAGTTCCATTAACAATATATTTTAAAACTACCTTAGATTATATAAAATATCCAAATGGTTGGAATTTCATTTATGCTCTTGATAATGAAAATAATTCAAGCGACAGTAAATTATTTTTCTTTATAAAAACAAGTTCATCTCAAGGTGCTCCAGGAACTCCAGATACAATAAGATATTCTTTTACATTTGATAGTTCATTTTTTACTAAAGAACTTGTATATTATCTATTGGATGATAATGAAGTAAAAGATATAGAATTTTTTATAATATCAAGAAATGACAGATTTATAATCTATATTAATTATAATAATTCATTTAATACTTACGAGGAGTTATATGATGATATAAATTGGAGTACTACTCAACCAGATAAATATTTCTTAGGAAATAGATTAGATCGTGTTGATCTTCTAAATAATAAATCTTCGTTTTTTATATTTAATAGAGAACTAACCTATAATGAATGTAATACTTTTTTAGGATATGAACAAAGTAATCTAACATTAGATGCATATTTATCATCTTTACAAAAAGGACCAAAAGGCGATAAAGGACCAACAGGCGATAAAGGACCTATTGGAGCTGCTGGAGATAAAGGACCTATTGGAGCTACTGGAGATAAAGGACCTATTGGAGCTACTGGAGTTAAAGGTGTTAAAGGTGTTAAAGGTGTTAAGGGAACACCTGGAACCTATTCAGGAACAAGTGAAGCATTAACATTTGAAACAGGTAGTTTTTTAGGCAATACGTCTTCAAAATATTTTATAAATTACTTTCCTATATTAGGACCAGAAGTATCAGGATCTGTAAATATAAAACTAAATACTTCCGATGATAGTATTTCTAATAGCGCTAACTTTAAAACAGGAGAAAATAACTTACCTTCAAATATATGGATTGATAAAAATATAGATGGAACTACTGGTTCGGGTCTAGAGAACGCTTTTAAAAATAATTTAACAGCTTGGACCGAAGATTTTTCTAGTTCTTTGGATGAAAATACTCATAAATTAAGAACGCATGCATTCATAGTATTTAATAGAAACGGTACAGGTAAAAATGTTAGAGTAGATAGAATCAGAATATGGCCAAAGATGAATGGATATGCTGATGGTACTGGATCTACTTATCAAAATTCCTTTTTAGAATCTATAAAATCTTTTGATTTATTTTATAAAACAACATCAGTATCTCCTACAGTTTCTACTGAAAATTTGAGTACAAGTAATAATTGGACCTATATTCAAACAGCAAAATTAAAACATATTTATCAACCTTATGACACTCCTTTAACAAATGATATAAGAAATAAAACCAGTATAAAAGACTATTATACTTTTACGGATATAGATTTAGATTATACAAAATACGCTAATACTTATCCTGATAACGGAATATCTTGTCTTGCTCTTTGTTATATAGTTAATAATGGTATAGTTTCAGATGAATATGTAAATAAAGATGTAGGAATAAATCCGGGTACTAGAGATAGATTTAAAAAATTTTCTATTCAAGGTTTATCACTATATCAGAAAGGTATTAATCCAGATGTTTCATTTAATATAGAAAATAATATTCCTATATATTATAAGTTAACTCATCAACTGTTAACACTTCATTTTTCTCATAATATAGAATTAACAATAAATCAAAACTGTAGAATAGAAATAAACGATTCTTTTACAGTAGAATATTCTTTATCTGGTTATCCTACATGGATGCTTAATTTTTTAAATACAAAGTCTCAAGACTCATCATCAGGTTCTATAATTTCAGATAACGGAGATTTTGATGACATAGATAATGAGACTATCGGAAGTTGTAGACTTGAATATGACTCAAATAAATTTTATTTACATGGGATATTTATTGATAATATGAGTTCTAATAATTCTACAAATGATAAGAAATTCAATATAAGAATAGATGTTGTTTATAACGCATTTTCAGATCAAAATATTACTACTCCAACAGACTTATTCATAACACAGGATTAAAATTATTTATTTATTTTTCATTTATTAAATAATATTTTTATAAATATTATTTAATATCTATTTTTTCTTCTTACTCTTGTTTTATATCTATGGCCTGAGTATTTATGTTTTGATTTTTTATACTTTTCTTTATTATTAATTTTTTTATAATGTAAAAATATTAACGACATTAAATATAATAAAAATATTATAGAAAGTATAAAAATATATATGTTTGTCATCATTTATTGTAAGGATATATTTTTTATAAATTGCATGTTTCTTATTAATCTATCTATCATAACCAAACCATCAAAAATAACAGTATCCATAGATAATCCTAAATTTTCCGATTTTTCTCTTATTTCATTTATATTTTTTACTATCTTCTTTTTTACGTTAAAATTTTCGTTTAATTTTTCTTGAATTTGTATTTGTTTTTCATTAAAAGATAAATCTCCATCAATAGTTCCATAATTTTTAGAATTTTTTAATTCTTTTAACTCTTCTAGTAATTTTTTTTCGTGTTTTATAAGAGTATCCATCAAAGTATTTAGTTTATTTAAGTAATTATCATATTCTCTCTTCTTTTGAACTATCATATCCGAATATGAATCTATATCGTTATAACTATTTACCAAATTATGTATATTTTTAGCATGAAGTTCTTGATTTCTATCTAATACTTTATTTATTCCTGATAAAATATCTTTTACATCTTCATTAATCCTTTCAACATTTTCATAGTAGAGTTCAAGATCAGCTGTAATAAAAATTCTTCTATTATTCATTAAAGGATGGTTCTTCATTAAAAAGCATTCTACAGAATCATCTTTATCTAAAACACACATATAACACTTGTGAATTATCATTATTTTATAACTTAAACTCTGAATACAATATTTAAGTCTTTTTACTTGTCTTATGAGATTTTTTATATCTTTTATGTCTTCTTTGTTGATTTCATCCACGGATATAGGTCTCTTATAACTTTCTTCTAAATGACCTGAAATATTACCTTCTTCGTTTTCTTTTTTTCTTATTAAATGTTTTTTCAATTCAACTTCTGTATAGGATTTTTCCAAATCATAAGAGTCTGGAATTCCAGCGTATTCATCGGCAGTATTATTTCCTACTTCAATCTCTATTTGTCTTAATTTATAAACATTTTTTCCTGCTTTTAATTTAAATTTGTATTTAGAAGGGATAGCAAGCATAAAAGTTGTTGAATTCATTAAACTCATTACTTCTATATAAGCACAATAATTATGGATAACAAAATATTTTATAGGTATATAACCATTAGTTGATAATAGCTCTTCAAGTTTGTTAATACTAAGCATTTTGACCTAAATAAATATCTTCTTAAATTTTAATTTATATAAAATAGATTTAAAACATTATTTTTATTCTCTAAAAAGATGAATTATAGAGGCGATTATATAAACAAACTACCTACAGATAATCATTTACCAACTCATGACGAGATAAGTATAGTAAACTCGTTATTCAAAAAAGAACAAACAAAAATTATTAAAATTATATCAGAATTAAAATTATCTATTTTAGTATCAATACTTTTCATAATATTTTCTCTTCCAATAGTAGATCAATTAATTAAAAAATTTATACCCGTAACTACTAATAATCATATATTCTTACTAGTTGTAAAAGGATTTCTATTCGCTATTGTATTTTACATACTATCTAATTTAAAAACATTAAAAAAACAATAATATATTAAATATTATAGTATATATAATATTTAATATTAAGTTATAATGTATTTCTATATTTTAAAAACATAAACAGACCAGCATCTAAAACTAAAGATATTACCAATGAGTAAATAATATATTTTTTTATATCTAAAACTTTTTCATTTTTTACTTCTTTTTCATTTTGTATTGTATTTAATAATTTTTTTTCAGATTCTTTATAGGATTTTTCTTTTAAAATAAAGTTAGGTTTTAAAAAGAATAATCCTATAAAAATTACAATTGGTATAGGTATATAAATACCATATATTTTAACTATATTTTTTACTGTTTCTAAATTAATTTGTTTTTTTGTGTTAGAAATAGGTTGTGATGTATTATTGATTACAGGTGATATATTATCATTCATTAAAGGCTGTTGAGCTCCAATATCGTCCAATGAAGGATTTATAAATCCTGAATTATGTTCTTTATTACTTGTGTTATTAATAATATTGGATATATTCTCTCCACTGATATTTTCAACTTCTTTTGTAATATCATTTATTTTACTAGTATATTCTTCTGAATTGTCCATTTTTATTCAATAATAGAATGTTTTTTTAAGTCATCATTTTTGTATTTTTGGATCCCAATATGTAATCAATCCATCAGATGTATCCGAAACTTTAGCTTTTTTATTTTCAAATATTTTTAATTGATCATCAAAATATCCTACTATAGAATCTATTTCTTTATCCGTTGTATATTTAGAAGATATACCTCCATAGTTGTAACTACATCTAGATATGTATACTATACCTTGGTAAAGCTTTTCTATATCATTTTCTGATAAACTATACGCTTTTCTAAATGGAGAAATTTTTGAATAGTACAGACTCTCACATTTTATATAATTACTTATACCTGAAATTATATCTTGACACATTAATATACTCGTTATATTCTTTCTTTTATTTTTATCTATTATATCTTTCATCTTATTAAGTGTAAACTCTCTAGGATTTAAAATATCTGGTCCAAGTTCTTCTATATGTTTATTAATTATATCTATTCTATTTGTAAATTTAAATATATAAAAATCATCATCACTACCAAACCATAAAGGATCTTTTTTATCTATTTCTATAATACATTTACAATCATCATCAAATTTTTTTTGCCATCTACCGGTTTTTTTTAAACTATGCATAATATAAAAATGTCCATTTTCATTAAATAGACTAAAATAAACAAATTTACCCTTACATTTAATTTCTTCAACTAACAATGGAAGTTCCTGTATAAACTGATTAAATCCATCTGGTTTTTTTGTCTCGTATTTTCCATCTATAAAAGTCCAATCCAATATACAGGTATTTTGAAGGTAATCGTTAAGGAAATTTGCTGTTAATTTTGATTCACATGACCCTGTCATGATTTATTATATAAAATAATATTTTTGATATTATTTTATAATAATTTATAAATTTAAATTTTATTCTTCATCCTCATCTAAATCTGATTCTTCATCCTCATCTAAATCTGATTCTTCATCCTCATCTAAATCTGATTCTTCATCCTCATCTAAATCTTCATTTTGTTGTAAAGGTTCATTTTGTTGTAAAGGTTCAACTTTCTCAATTTTTTTATCCATATCTAATTTACTTTCTTTTGTATTTTTATCTTCTTGTACTTCATTTAATGCATCTGTTATACCCATAATCATAGTTTTCTTAACAATATCATCAACTTTTTTTAATACATTTATATTTTCACTCTCATTTTCACTCTCACTGTCACTATCACTATCACTGTCACTGTTGTTATCACTATCTTGTTTTTCTATTTTATAGTTGTATTGTTGTAAAAACGATATATCATCTTGTGTTAATTTAACAATATTATTTTTAACTATTTTTCCGCCGATAATTTTATCGGTTTTATTGGTTAAGAAATAACCTGTTTTTGAATTCCACCATTTGTTTGTTTCTTTATGTAATCTAAATGATAAATTTTTCGGGTCAATAGTAGATTTTTTAGGAGTAACTTTAGATTTAGTAGAATTAGTAGATTTAGTAGGAGTAACTGTAGATTTAGTAGATTTAGTAGATTTAGTAGATTTAGTAGGAGTAACTGTAGATTTAGTAGATTTAGTAGATTTAGTAGGAGTAACTGTAGATTTAGTAGATTTAGTAGATTTAGTTGGAGTAACTGTAGGAGGAGATTTAGGAGTAACTGTAGGAGGAGATTTATCTTTAGTAACAGATTTAGAAGTATCTTCTATCTTATTACAACAAGATATTTTATTATTTGCTCTGATAAGTGTTTTCTTAGGAGGTTGACCAGTTGATTCAAATTTAGCATGTTGAGTACAAAATTTTTTTCCAATTTCAACCTTTCTAGAACATTGATTACCTACGTTAACTCCTTTTACAAATTTATAGATACATGTATCTGTAGATAGTGGTGTAGTATTTTTTATTTCAGTTTTTGATAAAGTAGTATTATTAGTTGGTGATATAGAAGTATTTACCATTATGTTAGAAGAGTTAACTTTCATATTGTTGTAGAGGTCTATGAGTTCTTTTTCGTCTATTGCATATTCTTTTGAAACTTCTCTAATATATCTTCTCATCAAGTTTTCTATGTTATTTTTAATCTTCTCAATATGAGATTCAAAATCTCTGTGAAAAGCTTCAAAAATAATATTGCTTTTGTTGATGTCCAATTTATTCATATTAAAGTTTTTGACTAATTTTCAAGTATAATAAAATTGTATTAAAAATCATTTTATAAAAATTAGTATATTTAAGATTAAAAAGAATAGATGATAAATGGAAAAACTAATAAATAATTTTATTATTGATGGAGAAGTAAAAAATATAGAAGATTTGATAGATAAAACAATTGAAGAGAAAAAATATGATCTAGGATTAAAAATCTGTGAATATTCTGTTGATTTTTTTCCAAATTGTATAAATTTATTGTTAAAATATTCAAAATTTTTATATTTGAATAAAGAGTATGAGAAATCTTTGTATATTTTAGAAACATTGGTAAATAAAACAAAAAACGATGAAGAATATAGAATTATTAAGAAAAAAATTGAAGAATATAATTTAAAAGTTAATAAAATTTATAAAAAGTATAATTCAAAATTGATAACCCAATTAAGTAAAAGAAAATGTAGAGATATTCCATTTGTTTCATTCTGTATATTAACAAATATTTCAAAAAATACTGATGATTTTAAAAATACAATAAATAGTTTTATAAACTGCTGTCAAGATATAAATTTAATAGACGAATGGATTTGTATAGATGAAGGAGAAGACAAAGATACTATCTCTAAAATCAACGATGAATATCCTTTTATACAAATTTATGTTAAACCAGAAAATAAGAAAGGAATAAATGAGAGTATAAACATATTAAAATCTATAGCAAAGGCTCCATATATATTCTTAACAGGTGAAAAACAAGTATTTAATATTAAGTCTAAAATTATAAGCAAATCTTTAGGAGTTTTTACTGATAGTAACGTTAATATAACTAGATGTATAAGTACAACAAATCCGTGTATAAATTTTGAAAAACAATTTTCAATTTTAGAAAATTTTAAATGTGATAAAGTATATGCATGTATGACAAAGAAAAAAGATTTAGATTTTTTGATAGATAAAGAGAGTAATATTGCTTTTCTAGATGAAAACTTTTGTAAACCGGGAAATGAGTTATTAAATAGTTTAAAAATGCATTATGAAAAAGACGGTGAAAATATGAGTGAAGTTATAGATAAAATTATAAATGAAATGGAAGGAGAAAAATTAGATAAATTAAGAGATAAATATAAAGATATTATAACAGACACAGAAATATACTGTATTAATTTAGAAAAAGAAATTTCAAAAAAAGATATAATGCATAAGTTGATAACAAGTAAAATGAGACTTTTTAATAGTTATAATATATATCCTGGTATAGATGGTAAAAGTCTTGATAAAACATATCAATTATCTAGAATTTTTGATAATTCAGAACATAAGATGAACAAAAGACTAGTAGGAGCAGATCTTTCACATATAGATATTTATACTAATTTATTATACTCTAAAAAAGACAAGTTTATAATTTTTGAAGATGATATAACGTTTTGTGATAAGAGTAAAATAGATGAAGTAATAATAAATATTATAAGAGATAACGATAATAAAGATTGGGACATAATATATTTATCTACAGATGAGGTATATAATAAGAAATATTTGAGAAAAGATGCTTATATAATAAATAAAAAAGGAGCAATAAAAGTTTTGGAGTATATAAACAAAAACGGTATAAAAAACACTTTGGAAGAGATACATCAAAATACACCAGACATAAAAATAGTATATTATAATAAACCTATAATTAAGAGTAATAAGGAATGTAAAGACATAAATTTAGAAGAGTCGTTGTATATAGATACCAACTATATATTAGAACTTTATAAAACTTTATTTTCTAAATTAAACAAGGATTTAATTATTACAACAGGATCTATATCGTCATGGGATAAGGATAAGATATATTGTGTTGATATAAGAGATTCTACGGGTATTAAAAAAGAAGAAATAGAAAAATTAAAAGATATAGTAGATTATTTTTCAGGTATTTTTTATACTATTAACAATGATTTTATGATAATATTAACAGAACCTAATGATTCGTTATTAGATATGTTATTTTATGAAAGATTAAAACAAAAAGGTGTTATTAATATACAAAAAGCTATACATTATAGTAATGAATCTGAATAATATATAAAATATATTTTTTTCAAAAAATATATTTTAATTATTTTTTAAATTTTGAATAATATTTTTACATTCTGATATATAGTCTATCTCAACAGCTCCTCTTGGAGTTTGATCTGTCTTTTGAGTTATTATACCTATGTTCAATTTTTCTATTTTAATATCTTTTTTAATAAAAGTTGAATTAGATATATCTAATTTATTTTTTAACATTTTTAATTATTAGATTTATTTTTTTTTATGTAATTTGAGTAATCATCTTCTTTTATAATTAAATTTTTAGATTCAAAAAATTCCTTTATCCATTGACAAGTGTTTCCAGCATTTTCGTTTGCAAAATAAAATATACTTAATAAAGTATCTTTATCGTTTATTTCATTTATATTTTCGTTTAATTTTTTTACTTTTGGATACTTTCTTATATTTAATTTTTCTTTAATAACTTTTATATCTTTATCTTGTAACAATTTTACGTCTTTATGATCATGATTGTATGTAAATTCGTTATTAAAGTGTTTTAATAAAAATTTATATATTTCGTATCTTTTATTTGCTGTTATAGTCTTACAATTTTGTCCTTTAGGAACTTTATGACCTTTTTTTCCTTTTTCTCCTTTTATAAGTTCTATTATATTTAAATCTATTGAATTTACTATTTTAAAATCACCATCATCATTTGTCAAACCAAAAACTTTGTTATTATTAATAAAATTTTCAATGTTTATAGATGATTCAGTTGTTTTTTGAACAATATTACAATCTTCCCATATCAATGTATCTTTATTTAAACATCTAACTGATTTTTTAGAATCTTTGCTATTTAAATATGTAGAAGAATAAATACCTTCTGAAGACAAAGATATATAATCTTTAAAAAACTCAAGTATAACATCTCTTAAGTTAGTGTTTTTATTTGTATTAGAAACTTTAGATAATATAGAAGCTTCAATATAAATCTCTAACAACTGATCTGAAAAAATATCAGCAAAAACTTTAAACTGTTCTGTACTTTTTACATTTAATACATTTAACATTAATTCTTCCAATATTTCGCTATTATTATCAGATAAAATATCTGTAAAGCTTTTATCTGTGAGAATATAAGGATTTTCTATATAATAAGAAGAAAGTATATCAGAATATTCTGTAATATTATCTACTAAAAAGTAAACGTTGTTATATTCTCTTAAATAATTTTCTATAAAGTATTTATTTCTTATAGGTATATTTTCGTTTATAATTTTTGATAGACCAGATAAAATTTGAAAATCTGTATAATTAGGTAATTCGTTTAATATTACACTTAATTTTATATTAAAATCATTAGTAAATAAATTATTTAACATTTCTACTATATCATCTATATAATCTTCTATGTAATACAATTGAAATGTAGAGTAGTCTAATTTATCTGGTTTATCAATCATATTTACGGTCATATTAAGTTTACTCATATTTATGCCATCGCATTTATACTCGCATTCTTGATATTCGCAATTTCTAGAACCATCTATTTCATTTTCGTTACTGTTTCTATTGTATGTAAGACCGCAATCAAAAGCAGATTCCTTTATTAATCTTTCTATATTTTTTATTCCTATGTCTTTACTTTCAGAAAATTCATACATAATAAGATCTACCGATTTTTCTGTATTCTCTTCATATGGCATAGAAACATGTTGATATATATCCACCTGAGGATTTATTCCGTTATTTAATAACTGTGAATGAGATCCTACTCTTAAACCTCTAGCAAGAGATTGTTCTATTTGTGTATAGTTCCAATGAGGAGTTATTATATGTTCTTGTTGAATATTGAATAAAGAAAAACCTTCTGTTACGATAGAACTACCTATTATTATTTGAATAAATTCACCAAACATATTATCAGGTTGATTAAATCTATTTTTTATATTTATGACATCATTTTTAGTTGTTGTAAGATCTGTAAATAAGGCGTATCTTTTAGCTTTTTCTGTTTCATTACCTACTGCCTGGGAATAACCTAATAGTTCTAGTAATTTACTAAACAATATAGAACCACTTCCTTGAACGAATTCACAGTATATAAAAATGCATTTGTTTTGACCCTTATTTAATATATCTGATAGAATTTTAGCGTATTTAGAAGAGTGTTTTTTTATATTTTTTATAGTTTCTTCATTATTACTTCCTTTTAAAGAAGTCTTTAGTTGATTTGATAAACTATAACTATTTATAGTAATTTTTTTATCAGGGTTTTGAGGATTTGTAGTTTTCTTTTGAACTTTTGTAATAATATGTTTTTTAAATCCTTCAGGACCATATAGACCATCGGGATATACAAAAAGACTAGCTTGTCTTGAATTATTATATATTCCGCCACCTTTTCCTTTAGACTCTCCTACATCTTTAACAAATGCTTGTAAATAATATCCTCTTTGAAATTCAGACATGCGATTTGGATATAATACTAAATGTTTTAAGTTATCGGATAAAGAAGATTTTCCATTAAATATTTTTTTGACATCTGATTCCATAGATTTCAAATATGATATTCTTCCTTTAAAATAAGCCTTTAGTTCATCTACTTTTTCAGGTTTTACTATAGTTGTAAGAGTATTACCTGATTTAGAAATGGTAGTTGATACTTCTTTTTCCAAATATTCAGAAATGAATTGTTTACCACTTTTCATTTTCATATTTATAGGAAGTATTAAGTTCATTAAACTTGCAATTTCTTCAGGCGAATCTCTCATGGGAGTACCTGACATTAGTATTATTTTTCTATTTTGAGAACCTTCACATAAATACTTTATCATTTTGTACTTATCTAAGTCGTCGATTTTTAAAATTTGTTTTTCTCTTATATGATGGACTTCATCCATTGCTATTATAACATTTTTGTATGTTTTTCCTATTAAATCATAAATATTATATAAATCATCCTTTTCCAAATTATTTGATGGAGATTTTAGAAAGTTCTTTATTAAATCAAAAACTTCTTTAGCTATGCCATGATAAGTTAAAAATCTATATTTTGTTTTTACTGCTTTTCTAAGAAGCTGCATTCTTTTAGAAGGATCTTTATTTTTTGTTTTTTCAAACTCTTCTATCTCCTTATTTATGTAATGACCGTCTGTGCATTTTAGTACTATCTCTTCTATAAAATTATCAGCTAAATTTGTGTTGTTAGTAATAACTAAAGAGTAGTTAAATCTTGTATTATTTTTTGAAAATAAAGAATTTTCTATGGCACCGATGGCGGTACAAGATTTACCTGAACCCATAGCGTGAAAAAGGAGAATTTCGTCGTATGGAGTCTCGTTACTAAGAAATCTAGATACTAATTTTTGATGTTTTAATAATTGACCACGTTCTTTTGGGATTGTTTCAATCTTTGGAAGTGTTAAATCATTAAACTCTTTTTTATCTAAAATACTATCATAAAAATCATTATCATAAGGATTAAATAATTTGAAATTTTCAGATGTATAGTTATTTATATTTGGATACTTAGGTAAAAAATCTGTTATATCTTCCATTTATTTATAATATATTAATTTTAAAATTCATTATATAAAATTTTAAAACTTAATTTATTCATTATCACTACTGTAAAATTTATCACTTCTAACTGAATCATTATCACTTTCATCTACAGATTCTATATCAGATAAAGCATCTCTTGATTCTTCTAGTATTTTATTCTTCATATGTTTTGGTAAAAGATTTATATACTGAGGATTTTCCTTACAAAATTTCTTTTGATTACAGTAAAAATCATATAATAATTCTATTATAGGATCATCTGGTTCAAATAGTCTTTGAACTTTATTCTTGTCGTATACTTTTCCTATAATTTCATAATGCGAGTTATTAATCCACAATACAATAACGGATTTTCTCTTTTTATATGTTGATTTATCAAATCCAGATAAATATGGCAATCTTGTATTTGAGTCTATAAAATATATATCTAGATCAAACTTGTCTGAAATAAGGTCAGTATGAGTATGGTCAATATACATTTCATTATTTTCTAGACTTACCTTATAATTTTTATAAGCAGCGTTTTCCGAATAATCAAAAACCAATTTTACCATTCTTATAAACAAACTCTTAAAATATTCATATTTATCTTTATTTAATTTTTCATGTAGTATTTTATGAATCTTGTCTTCAGCTGCTTTTACAATCTTTTTTCTATATTTAATCAAATCACTACAATCTCTTGAAGCTATCTCAACTATTCCGTCACCAGAAAGAATATCGTCAATTTTTATTACTTGTAGTAAAAATGAAAATATTTTTTTAGATTTTTCATCTCTATTTAACTTATTATAAATATTCTTTACTATAGATTTATACTTAATATTACTCGTTGATGAATCGTTGTTTATCTTATTAGAATAATCGTATAAATCTGAGAATATTTGATTTATAAACTCTTGAGCAGATATCATTGAGATTATACCCTTATTTAAAGATCTCCAAGTATCTTTGTTTATTTTTGAAGATAAATTTTCTCTTAATCTTTTTACAAGTTGAGATTTTTGTGAATCGTCCATATTTTTATATTTTTCTGTAGAATAGGCGTATAGTAAAGAATGAAAAAGACAAGACCCATCTCCTATAGTTCCAGTTCTTACAAATGTATTATTCCCTTGAAAGGAATAATAGAAGACTTTGGAGACATTAGGAGCTATCATATTAATTTTATCATAGGTATTCATTTTTTGTAAATTTTGTTTGTTTTTTTAAGTCTACTTTTGAATTATATTTTATGTTGACCTGTTGATATATCTCTTTTTTTATCATCCTCCATTTTTTTATAGTGCATAAGGATAAATTTATGAATTATTATTTTTAACATTTTAGGAAGTTTATCTAGATCAAATTTATAATCATTATCAGATAATGTACCTTCATAAGGTATAAAATCTTTATCTGTAAGATTATCATTTTGAATAGCATAAGCGTATATCAAAGCAAATATAATATTGAATCCTTCTTGATCCATAGATTCAAATTTTTTTTCTAAAGTTTTCTTCTGAGCAGAAGATAGTTCTTTTGAGTTTTTAGCTTCACAATCTCTTTTTAACTGATCAAATAAAGGAAATATCATCTTTTTACTTCTTTATTTGATCAAAAACAATTATTCAATTTATTTTTTTCTATTTTTAACCATATTAACTTTTTTTATTAAATCTTCTTCCTTGAGATACAATATATCATCATATCCACATAAAGGTTCTCCTAAAGAGTAATCAGGTATCTTTTTTCTTCTCTTTCCGGTGGTGTTATCACCTTGTTGTTTACCCATTTCTTGTTTTCTTTTTTGTATATTTTTTGCTGTTTCAACTACAAATTTCTGTATTGTTTCTTTGTTTCTGGGTCCGTTATATCTGACAAAAGGTTTTCCTCCTACATATAAAATTATAAAAGGAACAAATTTAATAGGAACCATAGAATCCTTAGCCATTTCTATTATAGGTTTACCTGCCGGAGAACTAATATTTAATATACCAAATTGACAATTGTTTATAGTACCAGGTAAAGACTTAAATATAGGTAAAAGTTCTTGACAGTGTTCACATTTAGTGGAATAGAACAATACTAATGAAAATGAAGGAATATTAGTTACTAATAATTTTCCTTTATTTCCTTGAGTACTATGATGAAAATCATTAGATTTTAAAAATAAAAGTCCAGACATTTTTGTAAATCGTTATTTTAGTTTTAAGTAGTAATAATTTTTATTCTTTGTTTAATAAATGGAAACTAAAGATCTTAAAAAATCTGAAAACATCATTCTATTATACAATAACGATTTATTCGCTCCATTAGGAAATAATTTTAAAAAATCTCAACTGTCTTTAGACAATACCTTAACAGGTTCTAACTATATTTATTCAAATATGTTTGAAAAAGGTTCTACAGCATACAAAAACTTAAAAAATAATTCAAAATTACATAATTTACATAGTATATACAAATATTTTGTACAAGGCAAAAGATTATCATCTCTTGACACTTTGCAATACGCTATAAATTATTGTATTAAAAATGAAAATTTTAGAAATGCTCTTCTAGATATAGATTTAGATAAAAATAAGATAGTTTTTGATGACAGTTACAACTATCTTGACTCCGACTTTAAAGATAAGTATTCAACACTTATAATCAACACAAAAAATGATCTTTTAAAAGAAAAATTAGAAGAAAAAAAGGGTAGAGAACAAAATATATTAGAAGATAATATAGAAAAAATTTATAAAATCTATATCACTGTTACTAACAAGATAAAAACAGGAGATAATCTTGACTATTTTTTAGATAAAAAATTTCAACCAAAAAATTATGACTATATTCTAGAAAATTTAAATAAAATAGACTATCTTCAAAATTCTATCCTTAAACCAGAAAATCTTGATAAAATACCTAATAGAGAACAAATTTTATCTATCTATAAATCGAATGAATTAATTATGGATGAATTAAATAATCCATCAAATAATTTAGTATTAAAAATTATAAAATTAAAAGAATATGAAAATTTTAAATTAAAAAGACAACTCTTAAGAAATAAAGCTATATTATATCTCTTTTTGAAAAATATTTTAACAGAAGATAATATAATTGAAAAAGATTCTGAAAACACAATAGATAATCAAAGAGAATTAATATCATACTATCAAAAAAACTATATTGAAGAGTATAACGATATAAAAAAAAGAATAAAAACATTATATGAAAATGATAAACTAGATGCAGATGTAACAAAAGAAATAAAAACATTTTTAAAAGAATTTCCTGAATTACCATCAAGTTTAGATGATTTACCTATTATGTCAGATAATGAAACAGTATCTTTAAATGAAGATGATGTAGATGAAAATGTTTTACAAGACGATGCAGATGAAAGCAAAGATGATACCGAGTCTGTTTATAATTCTTCTATAAAATCTTCAACAGAAGGAAGTCAGGTAGGAGAAACCACAATGTATAATCTATATAATATGGATTACATGACTTCAGATAATACATTATCTCCTACAAAAGTAAAACACCATGACTCAGATAAAAATATTATGTTTGTAGAGAAAGAATATCTTTTAGAAGAAGATAGTCCTCTTAATCCAACAATGGTTAATAATTCTTATTTTATATATTTAGAAGATTTAAAATTCCCAACAATTTATCATTATGGTATATTTTTACTTTTTAGAAATATTTATAGTAATAAATCCAAACTAGATATTTATAGAAATATTCTATCTATCGAAATTTCTGAAATTAGTGAAATTAATAAAATAAATGAGCTTAAGAACTTTTTATCAACAAAAAATATAACTGAAAATTTAAAACAATTAGAAAAACAAATTTTAGATGAAAAATTAAAGTCAAATACAGATAAGCTACTTGCTCACAAGTTTAATAAGGAATCTCTTCAAAATCTTTTATTAAAAACAGGTAATTCTAAACTTATATATAATGATAGAAATGATCTTATACTAGGTTCTGGTACTAAAGAAAAGAAAGGAGAAGACTATATGGGTAAAAGATTAATGGAAATAAGAGAAAAATTACAAGATGAAGTTCGAATTGTAGAATCTCATATTAATATAGATAACATTTCTGAATTATTATTTGGATCAAATAAATCTGTTACTTTATCAAAGTGGTATAAGACAAGAGTAATAGATATTATTAATACTATATATTTTACTAATAATTATATAGCTAAAAAATTCAAGAAAGATGTAAAAAATAGTATAGAATATAAAAACATAAAATTAACTATAACTAATATATATCAACCATGTAGTTTATTATATAAATTATCAAATACAATTAAAATACATCCCCATACTAAATTCTTAGAAGATTTAATAAAATTACTAACTGAAAAAGGTATAAGAATTAAACCTAGTTCTGCTAAACTTATATGGAACTATATAGCAACTATCTTATATTTCATTATTTCAAATACTTCTAATCCTACAAAACAATATATAAAAGATACAATAAAGTTGTCTGAAAATATTGTATCCAAAGAATTGGAAGAAGAAGAACAAGATGATTTTAGTAGTAGAGAAATTTTTATAGTAAAATCTTTGATAAATTTATTAGTACGTATAAATAATTTTAATGAATCTATGAATTATAAAAACTTTAACATAGACCACCAAGATATTCTTTTAGCTATAAAAATAATAACAACAAAAGATATGACTACAGATGATTTAGTTAGTATAAAAAATCCATCTCAAGAAAATATCAAATTTATAAATAGATTAATTCTTGATACCGATTTATCTGAAAAAATAACTAAAACTAAAAGTGATCTAACTACTGTTGATATATTTGGAGTTTCAAGTAAAGAAAATAATGAAAAAGAAAGAAATAGAAAGAGACAAAGATTTTTAAAATTATTGTATAAATCTACTATATATATACATAATCAGATTAATATAGATGACGATCAAGATAATGTTTTAGTTAATAGATTAAATTTCTTTGGTAAGACTCAAGAATAATTCATTTATTACATATATAACTCATTTTAAAGAAAAATAATAATATAATATACTATTCTTAAGTAATATATTATATTATATAATGATAGTATACAAAAAACAAAATGATATTTAAAAATTTAAGTTTTTTATTATAATAAACCATGAATTTTAAAGATAAATTATTTCAATCTATACAAACTTCTATTGAAGAGTTTATTCAAGACTATAACAATGAAATCTCTAAAAAGTTTAATATAGATGTAGACGAACTATCTAATATTTTTTCAAATATTTCATCTTCATCTTCTTCTAGTTCTCATGTAGTTTCTTCGTCTAAGAAAACCGATAAAACTCTAGACATGAGTTCTCTTCAATCTTGTAATGTAGCTGAATTAAAAGCTTTATGTAAAGAAAGAGGATTGAAATGTGGAGGTAAAAAGTCTGAGATACTATCTAGATTAGTAGAATTTTCAAAAACAAATGGTGATAATACTGGACCTAGCTCTAGTAATGAACAAGATATACCTAAAAAACCTCAAAAACAAATGAAACCACAAGATACATTAAAGAAAGAAGTAATCAAAAAATTACAAACAACTATCAGTAGTCAAGTCCCTGTTAGAAGAAATGCTTTTGGAAACTATCAACATTCTCAATCTAATTTGATTTTTAACAATCAAAAGAAAGTTTATGCGGTTCAAAATGAAGATGGAAGTGTAGATCCTTTGAATGAAGAGAGTATTGAAATTTGTAGAAAGTTTAACTTTCCATTTGTAATACCTGATAATTTAGCATCAAAAAAGGATAATGAAACAGAAATAGAGCTATCTGATGATGAAGAACTATCTGATGATGAAGAACTATCTGAAGATTCTGAAGAAGAACAAGAAGATAAGAACAAACTACCTAAAAAAATAGTAAAACAAACTCATGATGAAGAAGATTCTGAAGAAGAATCTGAAGAAGAATCTGATGATGATTTAGAAGAAGATGATTTGTTGGAAGATGAAGAAGAACTTACTGAAGATGATGAATAATTAAAAAGATAATTTTATAGTATAATTATACTATAAAATTAAAAGTACATTATATAGAATGTTCCGTTTGTGTTATAACATAAAGATTTAATATTTTTACCATTTTTAAAAGTATTAAAATAGATACAATTAGGATTTGATCTTAAAATATCCATAATATCATCATTTTCAAATAATTTTAATTTTTTTTTAAATTCCATATTGACATCTTTCAAATTTAAAATCATTGATTGTCTAAAAATTAAATAATCGATATCTCTATCGATTATTTTTATATCAAAGTACATTTTTATTATTAAAAAAGAATAATTATTTGTGCTTCATATTTAGTTTATTAACTATACGTGAAACATCGCAACATTGTGATTCACCATTAATAAAAACAGTCTTAGTAGGATCATAGCCATTATCTCCATAACAAAGTTGAATCTTAGCACCACTTGAATCTGTAACAGTACCATCATATTTTACAGTAATATCTTCTGTGCATTTACCTATTTTTCTTTGTGTATAACCACTTGTAGCTGTTCCCATAGCTGTATCACAAATACCATCCCTACCTGCCATTGCATGAAAGAAAAACTCTTTTGGATTTAATCCATGAATAAATGAATTTTTAATAAATCCTTGAGATTCATACTTGTCTTCTATGCTTAATTTCTCGTCTAAAGGATAATGAGGTAAAGATCTTTTTCCATTATTTAAAGTTCTAGCTATTCGTTTACCTTTTATAAACTGTTGTCCTAATAATCCTGTAATTTGAGCAATATTAAAGTAATCTCCCTTACTTCCAGATGTAACAGTACTTACAAAATTATTATTACTACTAAGAGATTCTTTTGCTATTCTTTGACCTATATCTCTTGCTTTATTTAATGCAGCATTTATTCTTACTTCTCTAATACCTGGATT